CCCGCTGTTGTTCCTCCACCCCAACCCAAACCCGCTGTTGTTCCTCCACCCCAACCCAAACCCGCTGTTGTTCCTCCACCCCAACCCAAACCCGCTGTTGTTCCTCCACCCCAACCCAAACCAGTTGAACCCGTTGTTCCTCCACCCCAACCAAAACCAGTTGAACGCGCTCTTCTTCCTCCACCCCAACCAAAACCAGTTGAACGCGCTCTTCTTCCTCCACCCCAACCCCCCCAACCAAAACCAGTTGAACGCGCTCTTCTTCCTCCACCCCAAATCAAACCTGCTGTTCCTCTGCCCCAACTAAAACGCGCTATTCCTCCGTCCCAACCATTTGAACGCGCTCTTCCTCCGCCCCAACCAATTGCAGCACGCGTAAAAAAAGATGAACTCAAAGAGATGTATAGTTACAATAAATATAAATTCTTCAAACTTTAAAAATAAATCAAAGTAGAAATAAATCTAAATTAAACGCGAACATTTTGTTGTATACACTGCTGCTATACATGTAATAATATCCTTGAAGAAAACAGTCTGCTAAATCATCCTTTTTCAAATGCTTATCAAATTCTTGATTCCACGATTTCATTGATGGATAAAATGTTAGAAGTGACTTGCATATACGTTGTCCTTTCTCTTTTCTCAATTTGTAAGAATTTTCATTTCCTACATTTTCATTATTTTTTATATTTTTAAATAATTTGAGTTTATTCGTGGCTGATATGAATTCTATTTTATTAACATTCATCATAATAAAATATTGAGCAATCATTCCCTGCAACATTTTCATTCTTCCAGCCAACGGTCCAATTTGATTTTCAATTACAACCGCATCAATTCCAGAATGCGTAATGCCGTTTTCAGTTGATTGCGGTGTATGATTGTATTCACTGAAAATCAAATCAAACTTGGTTTTCAAATTTTTACCTAGAACAATCATATCAACATCGCATGCATTTTTTTCTTTGGGAGGAACTATTATTTTCAAGTGAGGATATACCACTTTTTTTGAAGACTCTTTTTCTTTTGAGTTTGACTTTACGCGACATTTAGATTTAGATTTGTCATCACCTTCATACATGAGTAGTTTTGTTTGAGTCGCATGTTTTTTACAGTATACGGTGGAGTTGATAATATCTTCTTTTTCATCGTCTGCAGTTGCATTTAAATAATAATGCGCATTCTTTTTACAGAGAGAACATGTGTATTTTTTTGAAACAACAGTGTCACACAAATTTATAACATCCCATTTCAATATTTTCAATATATTATCATTACAACAATTTATTGAAAATAAACAATATGCCAAATTTTTTATTCCCACGTCAAAACTTAAAATTTTCATGATGTAAAACAACGCATGTATTATCTAAAGTGTATTTTTTAATATAAATTCCAAATATAAATTACAATATAATTTTGTATAATATATATAATAATAACAATAAATATTTTATTCATTTCTCATTCATCATAACTAATTACTAATAAAATGAATTCTGATTTATTCAAATTAAACCTTACAGATAAAATTATGGATATATATGAAAATCAAACATTTTTAGAAAGATATGGTGAATATGTATTTGTTTCCATAATTATATGCATTTCATTTATACTACTAGTTACATACATCAATATAAAAATAAATATAAAAAAAATAAGAGCAGACTGGATAAATCAAAAATGCAAACCAAATATTATGCCGTTTGCCGGAATGATAAATGCACCACCTAATATGTCAAAACTAGAATATGCTGAAAAAAATTTTGCAGAATGCACTCAAAATATATTGACAGACATATCGGAGATGGCGCTTATACCCATACATTATGCAATTAGCATTATAACTGCAATCATTCAAGAATTATTCAACATTATAAACCAAATGCGTGAACTGGTTAATAAAATACGCAACTCTGTATCAGATATTACATCAAATATTATGTCTAGAATATTAAATTTAATGACACCGTTGATCGAAACAATAATTACCACAAAGTCTCTTGTTGGAAAATCAAACGGTATTTTAACAGCAGTAATGTATACTTTATTAGGAGTATATTTAGCAATAAAAAGCCTTATTGGGTCAATACTCGAAATCGTAATTATTATATTAATTGCAATGGCTGCAGCAATTATATTATTATTTTTTATACCGATTGTAGGAAATATATTGGCACTTGTTGGAATTGTATTCTTTATTGCAATATCAATCCCGATGGGTTATCTTATCGGATTTTCAAATAATGTACTTAATGTTCACTCATCAAAAAGTATTCCAAGTGTTCCAGGTGATTAGCATATTTCATTGATATGTATTTATTTCATTTTAGGAATTATTTATAAGAAAAATAGAAAATAAATAAAATATGAATAACACTATAATTGTTGAATTATTTTTATCTTCAACATATGTATAAGTAAATAAAATTATAAGACATGGATATTAAATTGTTTGGTTATGAAATACGCGCTGAAGTTGCAATTGCATGTATTTTAATTGGAATGTTTATGGGATTGATTATGTTTTGCGACTGTTTCCAATATAGCCTCATCGAAGGAATGACACATTCTGCTACCGCTCCCGCTACCGCTCCCGCTACCGCTCCCGCTACCGCTGCCGCTGCCGCTCCCGCTGCCGCTGCCGCTCCCGCCAACATGAAAAAAAATGGAAATAAAACAAAAGAAGGGTTCACGAATTTAAGCAACAATGACTTGATGACTGATGACTCGTATACAATGGGGTGGGTTAAAACGGCAAAACGTTATGCATCCGGAATGGGAAATGAAGATAGACTAAATAGTTATAAAGACAATGTTGGAACGCCGGTTCCTCTGCCCGAAGGTGAACTCTTCTTTTTTGCCAATAATAAATTCACACCAGAGTGCTGCCCTTCTACATATTCTGATAGCATGGGGTGCGCTTGTTTGAGTCAAGCTCAAGTTGACTATATTAACCAGCGCGGAGGCAATCGCACATTGGGTCCCACCGAGTTTTAATCCCCCTTTGTTCCTTTGTTATTGTGCATTTATTCATTATTTATTTATTTAGCAAATAGTTAATAATGAATAAATAAAAATTTATTAAAAAATATAAATAATAATAATAACGTAATCATATAATATATAATATAATAATAAAATGTCAACTGAAAAACCTGTGGGTTGTCGAGCATGTGGTAGTAATGGACAAATAATAAATAGTCAAGGACAAATATTAAGCAGTCAAGAACAAATAATAAGCAGTCAAAATAATGCTTACACAATTAAAATAATTGAAAATACAGTAAGAGTTCCATCTTCTGAATACACTATGAACAAGGCGGCACTTAACGTTTACATCCCGCCAAAGATAAATCCGATCAAATCGCTGTACGGCGTAAACTGGAACCAAATGAGCGACCGCGCGGTTCCAAGTGTTTTAAATACAAACGTGCCGTCACACGGAAACTCCACCCGAAGTTCCCTCACAAGAATGCGTCCTGGAAGCACGTGTGCGGCAGGTAAAGGCGTTGACATAAAACATGGATCATATGACCGATATTTAGCTCGACTAAAAGGTAAATCCGTATTACGAACGTCGGCTCCTGCAACATTTCCAAATGTTCAACCAAGTAATCAAAAGTCTATCAAATGGGGAATTGCATACAGTAATAGCTGCACGGTTTTAAACGGATGTCCTGTTATTGTCCCAAATTAACAATTAATAAATGAATCAACAAATGAATTAAAAAATATAAAAAAATATTTAATTCATTTATTTACAAAACGATTTACGAGTTAAAATTACTTGTGAATATACCCTACTACCTACTACATATTCTAGGTATACATGAGTGTCGGATAGTTTGTTTCCGACTTCTTTATCATGATGTCAACAACCCTGTTTGTAACCGTAAACGGAAATGAAACCTCAATCGATGTTGCGTCCTTGTCAAACAATTTCGTTCCAGGCTTCATCAAACGATACAAATTCAGCTTGGTATAAACAATCTCCAAACAACGCTTCAAATTTCTGACACCGTCCTCCTTGTTCGTGTGATGTTCGACAATGTACTCAATTGTTTCATCTGGAATAATAATCTGGTCCGGCTTGAACGCGACTTCAGTTTGAATCTTGGGAATCAAATACTTTTGGGCGATTTGCGTCTTGTCCTTTTTGGTGTATCCATTCGTGTGAATGCGGTACATCCTGTCAAGAAGAATCGGATTGACTCTGGTTTCATCATTGTAGCTGAAAATAAACAAACACTTGCTCAAATCAAAATGTATTTCTGAGAAATACTTGTCGTGAAACTGACTATTTTGCGACGTGTCGGTCAAGTGTGTCAGAATTCCAGCAATCTCTTCGCCCTTTGGAGTATCACTCAATTTGTCCAACTCATCGAAGAAGATTACCGGATTCATCGACTTGCAACGAATTAAAATGTCAACTACTTTTCCCCATGTGCTGCCCTCGTACGTGTAAGAATGTCCCTCAAGGAAACTGCTGTCTGTTGCTCCGCCCAGCGCGATGAATGCAAAATCTCTTCCCAAAATTTTGCTTATGCCTTCTTTCACAAGGGTTGTTTTGCCGGTGCCCGGAGGTCCCTTGATGGCAATCGCAGAACCCATTGCCGATGGATTCGAAATCCACTGACCCACCATTTGCATAATTTGCATCTTCGCGTCATTCAATCCATACACTGCCGAATCCAAAAGGTCTTTGGCAGATTCCATAAAATCGTGACAGCGCTCTACACCAACATCCATTGTAATTGGCAACGTTCTATTCACTCCAAACGGGATCGTCATGAACGTGTCAACCCAATTCTTCACCTTGTAATATTCTCCGGCTCCCGGATCCATATAGCGCAAGTTCTGTATGCGCTTCAACGCAATTGCCTTGTACTGTTTTGGAATCTTGGATTCGAGAAGTGTCAGCCTGTATGGCTTTTCTACAAGCATCATTTTATTCAACTCCTCAAGTTCGCTCAACACACCCACCTGTTGCTCGTTCGACAAATGTTTTTTGAAATACTTTAAGTCATTCGCAGAATTTTTCTTGTGCAACAGACGCCCAAACTTTCTCACATTCTTCCTCATCACTTTTCGGGTCCTTTCTTTTCTTGCATCTTTGATTTTTTTCTCCTTGTCAATCATTTGCGCCAAAGTCGTCCTTGCAATCTTGTTATTTTTGTCAAGCGCAAGTATGCCCTCCATGTGCGACTTGATTGCCTGAATAGTTGTCTCATCTTCGGTATTCCAACCACTGTCGGCGGTGGCATCATCATCAGTTTCATCGTTGTCATAATCTTCTTCTTGACCAAGTTTCAATGAATCTTTTTTATAACCCGAACCCTTTGTTCCAACTCCAGAACCCTTAATCGTGAGTTTGCATTTTTCAAACCCACCCTTCTTCACATCCTTTGTATTTTCTTCATCCATTTCGCTTTCTTCATCATCATCTTCATCCGCTTCACTTACTTCTACTTCACTGTCATCGTCATTCTCGCTGCTATCATCGTCGTCGTCGTATGTTTCATCACTACCGTCGTCTGAACTTTCATTTGAAGATGCCGAATCATCATCATAAACAGAATCATCCATATCAGACGTGTACTCGTCATCTTCCAGCAAATCTTCAAATGGCTCTTTGATATTAATAACAATATTATAATTCCCCACAACATTTGAATTTGATGCGGTTGAAGAAGATTTAGCAGGTGCTTCCGTTGTTTCGGCTGCATCTCTTGCATCTCTTGCATCTTTTGCACTTTTTGAATCTCTTCCTCCTTTTGAAGACGTCGTTGTGGTTTCAGAATTGATTGTTCTCTTTACTCGCAGAGGAACTACTGATTTTAATTTTAATGGCGCCCCTGCATTCACAACTGGTAGATTATTTCCATTTGTAGTATAACCATTATCATATTTTTTTTGTCCTTTTTCTTTTTCTGCCTTTTTTGCAAGTGTTGTCGCCTTTTGCTTTGAATAACTGGAAGGAAACAATTCAGCAAGAAGCTTTGCATACTCAACATCATTCACTGTAGTGGACGATTTCTTGTATTTTTTATTTGATAAAGATGATGCTTCTACGCCTTCATCAACATTTTCAGTTTCATTTTCAGTCGTGGTTTCACTGCTGCTGCCGCTTTTGGTTCTTTCTTCATCATCATCATCATCATCGTCATCATTTTTAAAATTACGTTTATATTGGGGAATCGGAGTTGTCGACTTTTTTTTTGCTTTCGTAGGTTGCTGCTGCACCTGTGTTGTTCCCACTGTTGTTGTTGTTGTCGCCGTTTTCTTTGATGATTTATTTTGCACTGCTTGTGTTGACTGTGACATTATTTTTTTATGGGATGTCTTGTGTATGTATTTATATACATCTATCTATTTCAATTTTTTAAAATATATAATATGAAAAACGATTATATAAAAAAAATAATACGAAAAAACAAAAAAATAAACCATTCCAGCTTCATAATAAAAAAAACACAAATAATTTTAATTGTGACTTATTTTTATTTTATTTTTATTTTTATTTTTATTTTTACTATTTGCCATTTTATAAATAAAATATAAAATTGAATAAAACAATATAGACATAATAATATAGTAATCAATAGCTCCTTTATTCGTTGCTAAAAATGACGACACAGCCAAATTGGACAAAAAAAACAGCTTCTAAAATCGTGGGAATTCAATTTAGTGTGCTTTCGCCAGAAGAAATTCGAAAATGTTCGGTTGCCGAAATTACGAGCAGAGACACATATTCAAACAACGTGCCGGTCATCGGAGGAATGTTTGACCCGCGTCTCGGTGTTTTAGAACCTGGACTCAAGTGTCCGACGGACGGTTTAGATTATATAAGAACTCCCGGTTATTTCGGACATATTGAGCTAGCGAAACCAGTATTTTATTACCAATATCTTCCAACTATTATTAAACTTTTGAAGTGTGTGTGTGTGAAATGTAGCAAACTACTGATAAACAAAGAATCTAATAAAGAATGCATGGACATGAAACCTGACGAACGCTGGACTCATGTTCACCACTTGGCTAGCAAAATTAAAAGATGCGGAGATGACACTCAAGACGGGTGCGGCTGTCTCGTGCCAAAAAAAATAAAAAAAGAAAATCTGGCAACCCTTTTTGCAGAATGGGATGGAGGAGATGCCGCCGAAGAAAGTACCAAAGAAAAAATGAACATGAAAATGACACCAGAAGTCGTGCTGAAGATTTTTAGAAGAATATCAGACGAGGATGTCGCATTTATGGGATTCAGCCCGCAATTTTCAAGACCGGATTGGTTCATTTGTCAGGTGCTGGCAATTCCGCCACCCGCCGTACGCCCGTCGATTAAGATGGATGGAAACCAGCGCAGCGAAGATGACATAAGCCACACCATTGTAAATATTATCAAGGCAAACAAGACACTTCTTGAAAAAATGAATGAACCTTCTGTGAATTCCGCAATTATTGATGACTGGCAAAGTTTGTTGCAATACTTTATTGCAACCCAAGTGGATAACAACATTCCATCTTGCGCGCCGGTGGCACAACGGTCCGGGCGTCCGCTTAAATCCATTAAAGAACGTCTCAATGGAAAGCAAGGTCGTGTAAGAGGCAACTTGATGGGGAAGCGTGTTGATTTTTCAGCCAGGTCTGTCATTACGCCCGACCCCAACCTATCGATTCGCGAACTCGGTATTCCGAAAAAGATTGCAATGAATATTACCAAACCGGTCGTTGTAAATAACCGGAATCGTGACTATCTTCAGCAGCTGGTTCTGAATGGTCCAGATGTGTATCCCGGCGCAAATATTCTAGAGAAGAAAACGGGTGGCGACATTTCGCTGCGATACATGGACAGAAGCACGGTCGTTCTTGAAAATGGCGACGTGGTGCACCGTCACATGATGGATGGCGATGGCGTTTTATTTAATCGCCAGCCCACCCTTCACAGAATGAGCATGATGTGTCACATTGCGAGAATTATGCAACAGGGTGACACGTTTCGAATGAACATTGGCGACACGAAACCATACAATGCCGATTTTGATGGTGATGAAATGAACTTGCACATGCCGCAAGACGATGAAGCGGAAGCAGAGCTCAAGGGACTCGCTGCAGTTCCGTATCAAATCATTAGTCCTGCAAAAAACAATTCGATCATCGGTATTTTTCAAGACTCGTTACTGGGAATCTACCAGTTTACTAGAAGCGGAATTGGCGCTTTTGATGCGCGCGCAGCTATGAATCTTTTGATGGGGTATAAAAATGTCGACGCTTCGCTTTTTAGTGACCCCACAAAGAAGATTACCAATTTTGAAATTCTGTCGCAGATTTTGCCGCCGCTCAGCATGAAATACAAAACCAAGCAGTTTGGAGAAAGCGACGATTACGCGACTTCAAACAACGTTTTAGAAATTCGTGACGGAGAAATTTTGCGCGGTCACATTGACAGCGGCGTTTTGGCTTCAAGCACAAATGGCATGATTCAGCGCATATGCAACGATTTCGGAAATATGGCATCCGCGAATTTCATCGACGACTTGCAAAATATTATTACGGAGTACATGAAGACGTCTGCATACAGTGTCGGAATCAGCGATTTAATTTCTGATAAGAAAACAACCGAGAAAATCATCGACTCCATCAAAACCAAGAAACTCGAGGTGAAGACCATTATTGACAACATTCACATTGGCACCTTTGAAAACAAGTCCGGACGAACCAATGAGGAAGAATTCGAGCTGCTCGTTACCAATATCTTGAACAAGGCAAACGGTGAAGCAGGTGACATTGGTCTCAAAAGTTTGAGCAAGACGAACCGATTCATTACAATGGTGAATGCCGGGTCAAAAGGTAGCAAGGTGAATATTGCCCAGATGATTTGTTTGGTCGGTCAGCAAACCATTGACGGTAAGCGCGTGCCTTACGGATTCGACAGCCGAACGCTGCCCCATTATTCCAAATACGATGACGGTCCTGCCGCGCGAGGATTTGTTGAAAATTCGTTTATTGCCGGACTCACTCCGTCGGAGGTGTTCTTTCACGCTATGGGTGGTCGTGTTGGTCTGATTGACACCGCCGTTAAAACGTCGCAAACAGGATATATTCAGCGCCGCTTGATTAAAGGCATGGAAGACATCAAGGTTGAATATGACATGACGGTTCGAAACAGCAAGAATCGAATTGTTCAGTTTAGTTATGGCGAAGACGGCATCGACACCGTGAAAATTGAACACTCCAATATGAACTTTATCGGAATGACGCCAGACGAAATCTATGCCCACTTTTACGTGCCGGTCGGCGGAGACTCTGAAACAACGAGCGAACTCAAAGCCGTGTTTTCAAAGACTGCATATAGTCGCATGAAGAAGCAGCAGAAACTGTGCGACGAAAAATCCAAAAAATACACTGAATATTTGATGAATGTTCGCGAGGACATTGTCGTAAAAGTATTCAAGAATAAAAATACAATGGATGCTTATTTGCCGCTTTCGTTTTCACACATTGTTGCAAATATTGGAGGCATGCAGAAAATCAATAAGAATTCCGAAGTTGACATTACGCCGCTGGAAACATTTATTCTGCTCGAAGAAACGTACGCGCGTTTTGAACAGCTGCAATACGCGCCGCCCACCGAGCTCTTCAAAATCATGTATTATTACTCGCTCACACCGCGCGATTTGCTCATGGTGAAACGGTTCAACCGAAAAGCAGTTGTGGCTTTGGCGGAAATGATGGTTCTCATGTACAAGCGCGCAATTGTCGCGCCAGGTGAAATGGTTGGCATGATTGCTGCTCAGAGTATTGGTGAACCGACAACGCAGCTTACTCTAAATACATTTCATTTAGCTGGACATTCTTCCAAGTCACAAGTTACTCGCGGTCTTCCGCGAATTGAGGAGCTGCTGTCGTTGTCTGAGAATACGAAGAATCCTTCGACCACCATTTATTTGAAGCCGAGTGATGAGTCGAACAAGGATGCAGCCGCCGATTTGATACCTACGATAGAGCTCACGCGACTGGAGGATATTGTAAAAAGCGTGGAGATATGTTTTGACCCGAGCGATTTACCGAGCGAGACGAAGATTGCGGCAGACAGCGGGTTTTTGGCGCAGTACGCGGAGTTTCAGAAAATGTTGAAGGATGTTGGTGGAGAAGACGAGACGGAATGCGAACGGGAGCGGTCCAAATGGATTTTGCGAATGGAGATGGACCGCGAGTCCATGTATGAGAAGCGGATTACGATGGATGATGTGCATTTTGCGATTAAAGCAGTTTATTCGAAGAATGATAAGAGCGAAGTGTCGTGCATTTATTCGGATTACAACAGCGAAAATTTGGTCTTTCGAATCAGGTTGGATTTTCAGAAGAAGGACAAGGAACCGAAGACGCTAGACCAGACGGATAAAATATACCAGCTGAAAACGTTTCAGGATGCGCTGATGAAGAATATTATTTTGAGGGGGATCAAAGGGGTGCGTAATGTGCTGGCTCGCAAGGTTGTGGACATGGTTGCCAAAGAGAACAACACGTTTCGAAAGAAGGAGACGTGGGTGCTGGATACGACCGGGTCAAATTTCATGGAGATACTTTCGTTGAAAAACATTGACGCGCACCGGACAATCAGCAATGACATTCAAGAGATTAATCGGGTTCTTGGTATTGAAGCTGCGAGGCAGGCGCTGTTCAACGAGCTGTATGAAGCGTTCGATACCACGTACATTAACCACCACCACATTAGTCTGTTGTGTGACCGAATGACATCTAGTTCAAATCTGATTTCTATATTTCGGCACGGAATTAATAATGACGATATTGGTCCAATTGCAAAAGCGTCATTTGAGGAAACGCCGGAGATGTTTCTGAAAGCGGCGCGGCATGCAGAGCTTGACCATGTGCGCGGCATTTCGGCAAATGTAATGTGTGGTCAAGAAGGATTTTATGGAACAAACGCATTCAAAGTGATGCTGGACATTACCCAGATTATGAAGATGGGGCAAGTTGCTACGGCGGACAAAACGGTCGAAGAAGAAAAAGAAGCAATTATACAAGGGTTTATGGATAAGATTGCGGCTGAAGACCCGCTTAATCCTTGCAGCAAAAATAAGCTCACGATTCAGAGTACGCTGGACAAGATTCAGGGATCGAATCTTGGTTCAGTTGACCCAGATTATGATATGGGATTTTAATCGTCCCGCGTTATCCCAATTTATAAAATAAAAAATAATATTATTTATTATTTTTTATTTAAATCTTAATATTTTGTTATTAGTCGACATCGACGCCTTCTTCGTCATCATCTTCGTCATCATCCTCGTCATCCTCGTCATCCCCGCTACCGCTGTCATCTATAAATTCTTCGCCTTCGGTCGTGTAATAACTCTTGTATTTTATGTAATCATTCATCGCAACCGCGCGGTTATTTTCTTCAAGATATTCTTTTACATCGGGTTCAAACAGTAACATTTCATCATCTTTCAAGTTATAATGAATATCGTCAAACGTCAAATACTTATTCGGGTGTAACATGAATGCTCGAATGCGCCTGTATCGCAATAATTCGTCTGCCAGGCGAATGTAGTATTTGTATTCATTGTCCGCGTTATCAACCAGGTTACGTTTTGGAATATAAAGCCCGCATTCGTCCGAGACGTCCGAGACGTCCGAGTCCTTCTTTTCGACAGAAAAACAATATGCAAGTTTTTTGCAAGTGGATGAGCCGGAACTTTTTCCTGTTATACAGCTCAACGCGGTATTTTGTTCGTAAATGTCTTTCAAGACAGCCGGGTTAATTTCACTAAACTGAACATGGTTTTTAGCCAAGCGCACTAGTAATGCTTTCATTTCATTTAATTTCTTTACGTATATCGCGTGCTGTTTTTTTATATCACGTGTCATTTTACCTTTTGCTGATGTTTTTGCTGTTTTTGCTGTTTTATAAATAAGCGATTCAATTGCATTGCGCAGCTCCATAAACTCAAAACTGTTGAGCTGAATTCGAACAATGTTTCGAAACGCATTGTAAAAATTCGTTTCCAGTCGTATTTTTTCAACATCGTCTGTTCTTTCTGCGTCTTGTTTGAATACAAATCCTATGCGTTTCAATTGAGGAAGGATCGACATGTCCGCATGAACGCTGTTGCCAAGTTCTACGACCTTTAATCCGTCCTCTTTTACGCTGTTTAATTGAACCGGTTTTCTAAGCGGAGTAAACTGATTCGTTTCGGTCATGAATCCAATAACGTGACCGTTATCCACAACTTTACATTTTAGTGCGCAAGGAATTTGACCTTTTGATTTTTTAGATATGAAAGATGAAAAATCTTTTGTGTGCTCGTATTTTTTCCATAAGGTTGGAACATTATTGATAAAAACAAATTTATAATTGTGATTTATTGCAGACGGATTACATAATATGTTTCCATTCACTTCGCGCATTTTATCGCCGAATGTAAGCTGTAACGTAATGTGCAAACCCACAACTTTTCCAGAATAGTCAATAATTTGTTGTACACTCTCATTTTTATGAAATTGTTTGATTGACTGTTTTAATATTTGAACAATTTCATCAAATGATTTATTTTGAGTAATCGATTTTACAACCTGCTGAGGTTTGCATTCTGTTTCAAAAAAAGATTTTATTTTCCCAAGTGCCATTTTGATTTCTTTTGTTTCCACATCTTTATCTTTCAAAGAATTAATGGATGAGAATATCACGGTGCTAATTATATTGCGTTTTGATGTGTTTGCATACGTGTAAAGCGGTTCATAGTACACGTCATACTTTACAATAATAATATTCACTTTATTAGAGTCAAATGTGGAGTTGGAATAATGATTTGTGGGACACACAATATTTACTTCATCTTTATTATCTGTCAATTCTAAAATAATTAAATTCACTCCGTTCAAATGAATGGGCGGAACGCGTTTCCCTTCCTCTTCCTTTTTTTTAAATTCTGACCACAAAACCGAGTCGGTAATATAGTCCCATAAATACGTGTAGTCAATAATAACACTGTCATTTTTTAAATAATCAATGAAATTTTCATATGACATTATTAATGATTTAAAAAATACAACTTTATTATCTTCGTCATCATCAACAGTATCAGAATCCGTAAATATTTTTTTGAATAATTCGGTTTCTTTATACGTAAGCAACTTCTCTCTGTCAACATATTCAAATTTTTTAAATGTTTCAACAAGTGTTCCGTTCTGATACGTGATGAAATTATCAAAAGTTAATCTGGGTATTAAAATTTCATGTTTGAATTCTTTTGATGAAAGTGCCTGGTCAATTAACGAATTGTAGACATTTGCAATGCATGAAATAAAATATTGATTTTTATTTACATTTGCGGCATCCTTTTCTTCCTCGACGGTTCCCATTCTCAAAACGCACAATTTATCATCTACAAGTATGTCGCCCTTTGATGATTTGCATTCTTTGCTATAATTTTCATTTTCAAATAAAAATAGTTGGAGTGAATGAGGCAAAAAGGCGAGATTATTTTGTTGAAGAGGGAATCCAGCATCCGCTTTTGATACATATAAGTTTGATTTTGATTTTTTCTTTTTTGGATTTTCTTTTTCTTTAACTTGTTGCGCCGCTTGTGCTGCTTCACTTTCTTTTGTTCCCTCAGAAGTTTCACCTTTTTGTTTACATTTTTTAATTACCTCTTGCTCCTTTTTAAAAAGCTGATAATTTCTAAAATCTTTACCGTCACTGTTTCCGATTCCTTTCATCCCTGTAAAACAGCACGGCAAACATTGTCCCGATTTTGTTTTTACTGTTTTCAAAAATCCTGGCAAATAAGGATTATATGAACCCGTTTTAAAATGTTCTCTCGGAGTTGTTAAATCCAAAATAAATTTAGTTTTATTAGCTGGGTCATAAGATTCTTCTTTGGTTACAATGTTTTTTTGTAAATTGTTATCATCTATTTCTTTTTGCGAAACTGATCGTTTTTCAATAACGTTCCAGTAGCGCGGACAAATATAATAGTGTTTATTTTCATCCGCTTCATCTTCGCTTTCACCACTTGCATATTCTAAAGGCATTCCATAATAAGATGGCTCCCCATTTTTTTCATCATCGGCATCTATCTTTTCCAGTTCATCTTTTGTTAAAATAATTGGTTGGCGACGTGCACTCCAGCCGCAGTTGGTTGCGTATCCCGGCGTATTTCCAAAAAGAAACGGTTCCATCTTCTTAAGACGTTTGTATACCGGGTTGGATTCAAATGCACCGCCCATTGTCTCTGCTTTTTCAGTATCTCCATCTCCATCTACTTCTCCGTCTCCACCCAATAAATCAAAATCTCCCACATCTTCGTCTTCTTCTTGTTCTTCTTCTTCTTCTTCATCCGCTTCGCTTAGTTCATCTTCATCTTCTTGTTCTTCTTCTTCCAATGTAGGCGTAGGCGTTTTTTCCTTCTTTTTTTCTAGTGGTGGTAGTGGAGGTGACACTTCTTCTTCTTCGTCTTCTTCTTCGTCTTCTTCTTCTTCTTCTTCTTCATCTTCTTCTTCATCCGCTTCGCTTAGTTCATCTTCTTCTTCTTCTTCTTCTTCTTTTTTTTCTTCTTCTTCTTCTTCTTCGATTACTTCCTTGTCGGCAACAGCAACAAGAGGAGCGGCAACAAGAGGAGCAACAGCAACAAGAGGAACAACAGCAGCAGCAAGAGGAGCGGCAACAGGAGTACCAATACGCGTAATGTCGCACAGCTGTTTCACTAGGCGCACTGGAATATACTTTTCATCATTTCCAAAAATGTGAAGTAACGAGTCAATGTATATTCGAATAGGATTTAAAATATAAATATTATTAATTCCAGTTATTTTAATTGTAATCGTATTTTTTGAATCTCCCAGACTTTTTATCATGTGTGTTTTAAAACCTGGCATTTTACGAGCATATATTTTTTTAGGCATTTTTTTTTGTTGAATCAATTTTGCATACTTTCCATCAAAACTTGTTTTAAATTCACTATAACTTTGTTCCGCCACTTGTTTTGAAACCAGCAAATTTTTCGTCATTAATGCAATGACATCTTTTTTTGTTCGAAATCCAGAATTATACAGCATTTCAATGTACGCAACTCGAAGCACGCTTTCATCAAAATTGGGAACACGAATGTACTGCATAGAAACACCCTTTTCTTCAGAAATCCAATTATTTTCAATTACTTTCATAACGCTTGAAATACACCCATAGTAGTTACTCCAAACAATTGGCTCTGTATTATTAAGTTTTGAAATAGACAAATATTCTATATTTTGTATGACAACATTATCGTCATAAATGGAATAAAAATCACGCATTCTGTATCCATTTTGATTTAAAAAATCAACAATTACTTTCAAATGCGGAGATACAGCTGAACGTACCATTTCATCAATTGCATCTTCTGTGTACGTGTGTTTAAAATTGGAATGAATGTATATGTGACCTGCTTCGTCGAACTCGCAAATAAATGGAATTTGTTCCTGACGTTTCACGCCGTGTTGCATTTTTGGTTTATCATATATAATGTATAAACTAACACGTGTTGTTGAACTTTTAAATTTCTTTTTTTTATTTGCATTCATCGAATTAGCAAATATAGTCATTTTTTTTGATATTTGTTGAATGTCAAATACTTTATTTGTTTCAGACTGATATTGAATAAACAGGTATGGTATTTTTTTTCCATCCTTTGTTGAATCTTGTGTATACATTCTGAAAACGGAATCTTGATGCGGTGGATTAAATTTAATCAACTGGCATTGTTTTGTCGCATGAAACAATTTAAATAAAAGCTCCAAAGGAAAATTGAATTTTTGGTCTGGTAATAATTCAATATCGATGGATGTAATTCCAGAATCTTCCATTTTTAATTTAGGTTTTTTCGATTCTTCAAAAATGTCGTAAAACAAGTTGATTTGTTTCATATTCAATTCAAATTCTGGAGATGTAATTCGTTTTTGTGTTTCATCTCTCAACTGAATGGCGGCATCTTCCAATTCACGCGCATTTTTTATTCCTTTTAAATATAAATGCGGGTAATACGTTTTGAGTACGATGCTGTCATCATCACCATCGTCACTACCGGCTAGTTTTCTTTTTTTTATTTTTAAAACATCACTCGCAAAACACGCAAAAAGTGTATTGTGAATTATATTTTTCATCTCTAACAAAAGTTTGGCGGAACCGCTCATTGCATTTGGTTGATTCTGTTTTTTTACACTAGCCTCAAGAGGAGCAACGGAAACTGTTTCAATAAAAAAAGGATTTACGTATGCGCTCAAAGGTATGCTTTGTCCAATCGGAACATCTTTGAATAATTTTTGCGCATTCAATTTTTTAAGTGTGGTAAATACGTCTTTTACATTAATTGTCTCTCCTCCAACTGATGTAGAAGAACTGTAACCCATCAAGTAATCTTTCAAATTCGACGATTTCAAAACAACCTGCTGTTCGTCGCCCGTATTACCATTTCCCGCATTCGACAATTCTTGATAAACATCATTTGAATCGAATAGCACCGGAGTTTTTGAAAATAAATACAATTCATCAAACGTGTATGCCGAATCCGACTCGTCTCCATCTTCTTTTATTGCCAACATAATTTTTCGTTTTACAACATCAATAGTGTCATCCGAATATATCTTGAAATTTACAAAACGAATTTTTATTTTATATCTCAATATATTTTTTAATTCCATTTTGCTAAAAACATTTTCAAATACTTCCGTATTCGAACCATTATCATTATACTCTTGGTATAAATGTGTCAACTGTTTAGACGTTGGCGGCGAATCAAGACCTTTTACAGAACCATAAAAAACATACAAACATTTCGGAACTCCGCCATTATCACCCTCTTTTAATATGCTGCATTTGTATATTTCTTCAATTGGATTGGTAAAACTCATATTACTTATTTTATTAATTAATAATAGTTAATATAGATATATATATTAAATATTATTTAATCATAAATTAGATATAAAATATACAAAATCATATCAATGAAAATAAATGTTGCAGTTGCATTTTCTAAAAATTGTGGAATTGGATTTGAAAATAACCTCCCGTGGTCTCATTTAAAAGAAGACATGCGGCTTTTTTCGAAACGAACAATTGGTTCAGGAAATAATGCCGTAATCATGGGAAAAAATACATGGCTCAGCATTCCAGAATCTCGCCGTCCTTTAAAAAATAGAACAAATATCGTTATTTCTAGCTCATCATCATCATCGTCTTTAGTTGGAAATCCACACGTATTTTCTTCAATAAATGATGCAGTGTCATTTTGCGAATGCGAACCTTCAAAATATGATGAAATATGGGTCATCGGCGGAAGTCGAATATATGATGAATTTTTGAATACTTATTACAACAAGTTGAATCGAGTATATATTACATATGTTTGCGGCGATTACGAATGCGACACGTTTATTCATTTTTCCGCTGCAGATTATTGTGTTGAAAAAGAAGAACATAATAGTCAAGAGGGGTGTCATTATTTAACATGCATTCACAATAACCACAGAGAGAATGATGCAAAATATAATTATAATACTCTTGAAATGAATTTAGAAAGTTACAACAATTCATAGTTTATATTAGTAAATAATTTTAAAATTAAATATAAGTTATAAATAAAAAATATAAAAATGTTTAAAATGTTTAATTTTAAAACCAACCCAAAAAGAGTAAAAAATAACCCCATAAATATTAAGCCTTCAGAATTAGATCTTGAATTCTACCGTAATTCCAATCCAGATTTGAAAGATTTTACAAATGAACGATTGATTATACATTATATAAATAATGGAAAACAAGAAGGAAGACTTCCAAACAATAATTGTAAGCCTTCAGAATTAGATGTTGAATTTTACCGTAATTCCAATCCAGATTTAGAAGGTTTTACAAATGAACGATTGATAATACATTATATAAATAATGGAAAACAAGAAGGAAGACGTCCAAATGATAACAATAATAACAATAATAACAATAATAACAATAACAATAATAACAATAATGTTATTCAATCATATGATTATAAAAATGTATTTTCAAAATATTTTTTAAAAATAAAAAACCCAAATGCACCCATTAAATACGACATAGCATTTGAACAAGTGGTTTATGATAAAAAAATGGTAAGCATTCATTGTAACAATTTATGTAATTTTGAAAATTATTTTAAAGATTTTGTTAATAAATTTAAATTAGACCATCACATTATAATAACATATACTTTTTTTGATGATGCAGTCTTGAATGAATTAAAAGAACAAATAAATTCTATTTCTTTATTAAAAACATCTGATATAGGGGCTGATATTTCTAATAAATTAATAACTATGCACCATTTAAATAATATTAATGTTGTTTTCAAATATTGTCTGTTTGTACATTCAAAAACGTGTAATGAAGACAGAAATAATTACATCTTACCATTTTATTATAATTCTCATCTATTATCGAGTCTGGTTGATAGTGGGATTGACATGATTGTTCCCAATTATCATAACATATGTGTTAAAAATGATTACAATCGTGAGACAATCAGTGGTATGGAAAAAGAATTGCGTGAACTATTTCGTTTTTTTAAAATTGATAAGGATATTTCTGATTTTAAATTCAACGGCACAAATACATTTGCACTATCTTATAAATTTTGCGAATCATTAAAACCTTACTTGAATATTCTTTATAATCACTTGAATGAGGACAATGATTTCGACAACCAATGGTACAAACTTGCATATGGTTCTAATAATTCTGTACTTGAAAACTACAATTGTTACACTGTCAATAATCACATCGGTAATTGTTGGAAAGCAAAAAGAGACAACTTACCTTTATTAAATAACAATGGCTCTTATGAACACTTATTTGAACGATTTTGGTTACCTTATTGTGAATCTAGAAACTTCAACTACTTTTCAATGCCTCAAAATATTAAAGATTTTTATAATATTAAAATATATCCCATATATTTTCCTCAGTTTCATAACTCTGTTGAAAATAATAAATTTTGGGGTGAAGGATTTACAGAATGGTCACTGTTAAAACCTTTTCCTGATAATATTACCATTGATAATAAAAATATACCAATTTATAAACCTCATCATGATATAGGATATTATAGTTTAGATATGGTTGACACTATAAAAAACCAAATTAAAATTGCAACACAATACAACATTGATGGATTTATGATTTATCATTATTGGTTTAATAATAACCACAGTGTGTTGAATAAAGTAGAACAACATATTATCAACGGAAATTTCGAATTTCCATTTTATTTGTGTTGGGCAAATGAACCTTGGACACAACAATGGGAAGGTGGTGGCGATGACAAATATTTTATTAGACAAGAATATGAGGATGAAACTAGTTTAGATCACATTAACTATTTGATAAATTTTTTTAAAATGAACAACTATGTAAAAAATTCTAAAGGCGAATGTTTATTTTATATATATAACTATGAAGATGTGGAAAAAGTATATCATAAAATAATGAACAAATGGTCAAAAATATTGAATGATAATAACATCAAAATTAAAATTATAACAACAAGTAATGCCAGCCCTTATAATCAGATAAATGGCACAAAACAAAAACACATATTTGTGCCTGCAGCATCAACAAAATATTGGGAAGGGAGACCAGAAACATTTGTCTATTCAAATGATAAAATTGTCAAAAAAGTTCCTTGGTACATAGAGTGTAACTATTTAAATTTAATAAAATATTATGAAGATTTTGACTTTGATAATCATCACATTTGTATTCCATTATTCTGGAATAATATAGTAAGAAAGAAAAATAAGCCTCATTTACAAATGGAGAATTTTAATAAAAATAATTTGATTAAAATTATGAATGTGATAGTAACAAAAATTTTATTAAGAAATAAAAATAAACTTGTATTTGAAAATATAGACAAATATAATATTAAGGGTTTGAATAATTACAACGAGTTATATTTAGATAATGTTTTAACTGTAAATGCATGGAATGAATGGAATGAACAAGCAATTCTTGAACCAAATAATGTTAGTGGGTATGAAAACATAGAAACTGTGTATAATTTTTTTACTAGTACCACAAGTTGAATTTTAAACTTATTTTTTATTTATAATATGGATTTTCATCAATCCGCGTTCCGCAATATTGCACCGGCGATTTTGAATAGTCAATGGGTTCATATATTCCCGATTCTTTTGCATTCTTTAATAAGAATTTAAAATTATCCCAGAACTCTTCCTTGTGACCGATGCTTTCAGTCATAAGGTGTGCAAGCTCGTGAATGGCTACAAATGTAAGCGTGCTTAAATCGATTAACCGGGTCCCCTCTTTATCTTCGTTCAAACAAAAAGCCATTTTTTCGCCCTTGTTCTCGCTGTATGCAGTGTGTTCGCTCGTTGGAAGCGTTTCACTAATTTTATCAGGGTTGAAATTCTCAACCAAACGTTTTACAGCAGGATTAGATGAGTGTTTTTGTTCCATATACTTTACAAGTTTTTTCATCTTTTTTGTCGCTTCCGCTAACAAATCTGCAGCCAACTCTAATTTACCCCGTTCTCTCACACAATACGTGTTCCCATCCACTTTTGAAATAACGCACCTCAAATTAAACGAATCGGAATCCTTATACATTTTAAGTCCAAAAAATATCATGAATACTGCTAGTATCACGCCTAAATAATTTATCTTCATTTTATCTACTTTTAATTTTTATTATTTATGTTACTACTTGAAAATAATTCAATATTTATTATATAACCAATATATAATAAATATTATGAATATAAATAATATAAAATATAATAACAACTACTATTAATAACTAATAATAATTAATAACTATTTTACAAAAATACAAACATATGAATTTGGATTTATTTCTTGTGCAAAAAGTTGTACAATCTCTTTTCAAAAATGATGCAGACGCAACATTGATGCCATTACAAACATCGCCGAAAAAAATAAGAGGAGAGAATTCTAAACATGATAAAAATGATAAAGACAAACGCAAACTGATAGAAGCGTATTCCATGCTGTATGACAAAATGAATGCCGCAAATCTTTATGTGAATACACAAAAAAACTCTGGCTGTTTTGAGTGTCAAGAAATCGCAGTTGACATTACTTCACAAATTCCGCGACCAAAATCATTTTCAAGTGCATACATTACGCCAGAAATATCACAATACATTACAAATGAAGCAAAAAAGATTCTAACTTTTGAATGTCGAATTAAAACACGACTTATTCGGTTACACTTTGTTATATTTAAAAATAATCCGAATATTATTGATTTAATTTCACATTATAAAGTTTTAGCGCATCGAGTCTACATGTGGCTCTCCATGATTTCCGACAAATCAAAATGCATCGAAATGTTGAACATTTATATTTATCTTACTCCGTTTGAAAAAAAAATACCTGCAGCTAAAGGAGACTCGATTGGTCCTGAAAATGCAAATACAGGATACACATTCCGGTGCGATAAACAAAATGAAATTGTCATCTACAGACAAGAAGAATGGTTCAAAGTGCTTATGCACGAAACGATGCACGCATTCGGGGCGGATTTTGACAGTCACTCTGACGCAAATGATGATGAATATTTAAAAACCCTATTCTCTCTTCCAGATGATGTGAACATTAAACTTTCAGAAACGTATTCTGAAATTTGGGCGCGAATTATGAACGTCGTTTTTCAAACATATTTCAAATCACCACCGTCTCTTGAATCTCGAACTCTGAGCAAATTCAAAAAAAATATCGAATTTTATTTACATTTAGAATGCGTCTTCTCTCTTTACCAGTGCATAAAAATATTAGATTACATGGGAATAAATTACGCGGTGCTAACCGATGGTTCGGAAAGTTCTAAGCAAATTGTAACATCATTTTACAGAGAGAACACAAATGTATTTGCATACTACGTTTTGACATCCATATTATTGAACAATTATCACGATTTTTTAACATGGTGTGCAACCCACAATGGCGCAGGACTGAACATTTTTAAAGTGAAAGTGACACAATCTGAATTTGTAACCTTTATAAAATTATGTTATAAAAAATCAGACTTGTTGGCGCAAATTATAGAAACGGAAAAAAAAGTGGTGAGAGACTATAAAAAAGCGGCAACAAATCGCGTGCTACTCAAAACAATGAGAATGACAATTATTGGATTTGACTGATTCATTTTAATGCACGCACATCGCTTTTATCAAAACTCGTCATTAAACGCTGGTAATCGGTATATCTTTTTTCAATATCACTATAATCAGGTCTTTGAACAACGATTAAAGGAATTAGAAGCATCCACCTGTGCTGTTTTTGAAGATTTATCCAGTACTTATCAATTGCAAAAAAATAATGATGTTCCGGATTTTTCATAAGTTTTTCAACTCCCTCTTTAATGTTGGAAATCAAAGTATCATAATAATGTTTCTTAACAATGTACGCGGTTGTTGTTTGACAGTGGCTAACTCGAATGCTCACTTCGTCGTTTGTGGTAAATGGTGGCAGGTTATTTCCCGCAAGCAAAAGAACGTCCCATTCATTTTTCGGATTTGACAAGAATTTATTCACGTTTTCAACAAAATCATCCGGGAGTAAGAACGACACATCATCTTCCACTATCAAAACGCATTCCTTATTTTGTTCTTTTGCCATTTGAATGCATTTCAAATGACTCAAACTGCAACCGATTCGACCATTGACATTGTGTATTGCATTGAAGCGTTCTACATTATCACGAACGCCGATGAGGTCAAGCTGCTGTTCCACATGCATCTTTCTGTCAACGCGAGCCTTTAAATTTATGTAATATCCCCCTATTTTTGAAATGGTTGTTGTTGTCATCGAGAGTCGATTTTTTATTTGTTATAATGGTATAATGTATTAATTTATTGTATTAAATTATATTTATATTTATATTACTTTATTATTATTATGACATTTGCAAAAAATTACTTTTTATTTTTTAGCGCTGTTGTCGTTTCTTTGCTGATTATATACTATTTTTATACAATATATCACAACAACATGAACTCAAAACCTATTTATGCGATTGCCGTGTTTACCGACTCCATAAAAGGAACGGTTGCTTTTACTGAAGATTTGTCAAATGGACGAATAAAAATCGACCTGAATATTTCTGGACTAAAGCCGAAAAGCAAACACGGGTTTCATGTTCACGAAGCGGGGGATTTAACCGATAAATGCACCAGCATGTGTTCGCATTTCAATCCGTTTGGAAACACTCACGGTTGTCCTGGTATGAAAAACAGGCACGTCGGCGATTTAGGAAATATTCAAACAAATGGTAAAGGGGAAGCAAAATACACATTCTATGACAATATTATAAAGCTGAGAGGGTCGAAATCCAACATTATTGGAAGAGGGCTTATTATTCATGAAGATGAAGACGACTGTGGGCACGGCAACAATGCTGAAAGTTTGAAAACCGGAAATGCCGGAAAAAGAATTGCTTGTGCTGTGATCGGCTACTCGAAAGAAAATTTTAAATGTTGAATCAATAATACCATTCATTACCTGTTACTCATTCATTTTAATAACCAATAATAATAAATAAAATTGATTATTAAAACGATATACAAAAGATAGTATAAGATAAAGATAAGGAAGATAAAGTTAGTTCCCCGCAAATAACTCCAGACTTCAAACAAAAATGGCACAGACACAACAACCACCACAACCACATCATTCCAACAAAGTTGCACGATTAGCTGGATTTGCTGCAGATGAAAGTCGACTATCGATTCAACAATTCAAACATGGCGCCATTTTATGTAAAAGCGGCAAGAAAATTTGCGCAGGTCACAACATTGACACTAGAACGTCATACCGACGAAACATATGCTGCAGCATTCACGCCGAAATGGGAACCGTGACAAAATTCTTGAATAGTTATATCAAAATTCACGCAACTCGAAATTCAAACAAAATAAAACGCAAATTAAATAAGTTTTCAATTTGTGTTGTGAGAAGTATTATAATAAACGGACAAATTTGTTATGCAAACAGCACGCCATGTGGCGACTGTATAAGAAAATTACAAACAGTCGGATTGAAAAATATAATGTATTCAGATGAAAATGGTAACATCGTTACCGAAAAAATTGCAACATTCAATACAATCTCATCATTTGTAACCGGATCTATGAAGAAACAAAAATTTATTGAAAATATGCGGTTTAAATCATTAATTTGAGGGGGAAGGGGGACGTATGCCCCCCCTTCCCCCCTTTTACAACTCTTCGAGAATATCCATGTTCTTAAATATAAGCTTGTTGTTGACACTCGGATACTCTTTCATTTTTACCTTTAATACAGATAAAAATTTAATTTTAGAAACAATGCGCTCCCACTCTTCGTGGCTCGACAAAACATCCTTCCCATTTGTAACAAGAATAAAAATATTCTCATTCAACTCTTCCAGTTCATTTGTTTTATTCGCAAGTTTAATGTACGATGAAATAATTTCTTGCAATTCCATAATAATTTCCACAACTTTATCCGGATGCAATACGCCCTCCGCCATTAAATTTACTATAAAAGTACTCATTGCTCTGCGTTTGTCGTTTGTTTTCGTATTCTCGCAAAACTTGTTATAGTCGACGCTCGGATCAATATAATCTATTTTTTTAAACAATCCAACAAACTCTGAAAAACTTTTTTCAAAAACACATTTAAACACTTCGTGATAATTCATGAGTTCTTTGAATATTTTAGAATATAATGCCGAATAAAATATATTCGAACTTGCAGTATTAAATATAGAATTTGCAATTTTTGTAATATTCTCTTCATCAACAACGCTTGTTCCGTCTGTTCCGTCTGTTGCATGTGTTGCGTCAACTTCTTCACCTTCACTGGCAGGTGATGCCGTATTATCAATAATTTCTTTCACCTCGTCGAATATTTCATTTTTTACCACATCATACGTGGTTTCCGTAAGTTTGTTAAGCAAAGAACGAATCGTATCAATGCGCTTTTCAATTCCTTCCGCCTTTCTTAGTTCTGTCTTTTGAAATTTTCGAATCATATTCCAATCGTCGTCGGTAATTTGAGACGGGGTATTTCTTCCACGTCGAATATTATTGCCGTTGTTCCCAGCACTCGACGACGCCGTTGGTAAAACATTCTGTTTATTATCAAACTTGTTGTTGTTGTCCATTTTTTCCTGCTTTTCTCTTTTTGGAAATACAGGAGTTTTTATATAAGAAGGAGCGCCAACCTTATCCGCCAATGATGATATCAACTCTATTACACCCGAATCTTTCAAATCAGATGAAAACCCGCCCCAAATAATTGTATTAAAATCTTGAAGTGTGTATTGTTTCGCAGTCGTCATTTATTTCGTTGCCTATTATTCATATAAATAGTTGTTTATATCAGTTTAACATGATTATTTATTTGTTTTTGGAGAGACGCGGCATAAATATAGATGTACAAGTAAAATAATTAAATGTTTATAAAATAGCTTAAACAGATTGCTTCATTTAACACAAAGACAGGTTTCTTATGACAACTACGAATACGACGAGTACAAACACAATAAATCAGAATGTTAATGACACAACGAACACAATTGCTCCCAAAGAATTTTCAAAATGGGAAGATTTGGAAGATTTTAATCCAGAATTATTGCGCGGAATATATGCGCACGGTTTTGACAATCCAAGTATTATTCAACAAAAATCAATTCTCTCCCTTTTTGAGAAAAAAGATATGATTGCGCAGGCACAATCCGGAACAGGGAAAACAGGGGCTTTCAGCGTCGGCGTTTTACATAATGTTGACACGAGTATTAATAAAGTACAGGCAGTCATTCTTGTTCCGACTAGAGAATTGGCTAAACAAATTCAAGACGTTATTTCAAGTTTGGGTACATTCATGAAACAACTCAAAATTCAACTGTTGGTGGGTGGAACTTCGACGGAGCAAGATGTGCACGCGCTGAAAAACAACACTCCCCACATCATTGTGGGTTGTCCGGGACGCGTGCATGACATGATGCGCCGGCAACACATTCGCGGAGCCGACATCAATATGATAATTTTAGACGAAGCGGATGAAATGTTGTCCATTGGATTCAAAGAACAAGTGTATAATATTTTTAATTTTATCAATACAAATGTTCAGGTTGGACTTTTTAGCGCAACGCTTCCAGAAGAGTTGCACACCCTGTCCGAAAAATTTCTTAGAAATCCTGTGAAAATTCTCGTAAAATCAGAGCAGCTTACTCTTGAAGGCATTGTCCAGCACATGATTGCACTTGAAGATGATTCTCAAAAATACAGCACGCTGAAAGACATTTATAACATGCTTGCAGTAACTCAGAGCATCATTTATTGCAACAGCATCAAGCGTGTTGTTGATTTGAATGAAGCAATGCTGCAAGATAACTTCCCGGTGTGTTGCATCCACTCTGGAATGGAAAAACACGAACGCGATGCGGCATTTAGCGATTTCAAATGTGGCAAACACCGCGTCCTCATTTCGTCCAATGTCACTGCGCGCGGAATTGACGTGCAAAATGTCGGTGTTGTCATCAATTTCGACGTGCCAAAAGATGTGCACACGTATTTGCACAGAATTGGCAGGTCTGGAAGATGGGGTCGCAAAGGAATTGCAATTAATTTTGTAACCCGATGGGATTTGAAGAAAATCAAAGAGTTTGAGGCGTATTACCAGACCACCATTACAGAAATGCCCGCAACCTTGAATGTTTCTTCTTAATGTAGGGGCAGTGCGTGCCCCCTAATTCGTATCAATTTAATATTATTATTCTATTATTCATATAATTAGATTATTAAAAATAATTATATGAACAATCAAGACAATCAAACACAACAAACTAAAGAAGAATCAAAAAAAAATAGTATAAATAAACATAGTCCAACGACCATATTTAAATTGCCCATTACATTTGTCGAAAAAAATAAATTGCACATTTTAGATCAACACATTCTTACAGATTTAGAGTTGACCGAGTGTACTAATGCCACCAATACTGACTCAGTTAACAATGATAAGAATGCACCTGAAAACTTAGAAAATTCAGAAGAACCCATACCCATTCCCCAAATAAAAACCATGTATGACCACGTTTTTAATCCAAAAACAATATATGGAAAACATTTTTTATCGAACTGGGCAACTCATTACACTTCTGATGTCACCTTCTTGAAACAAACACAAACACTTGTTAAACATTTCTCTCCGCTGCAAAGTATCAATGATGAAGAAGTTGATGGAAATAACACCAACACAATCGACCAATACGACGACATTCACGCCATCTGGAATTCCATTCAAAACGATAAAAACTTTAAAGATAAATTTGGATACGTTGATATCGGGCTATTAGAACCGCTAAATTCATCCTCCTTCTTTCTTCAAATACTTTCTCTGCAAAATTTAGCATCGCCCGTAATTTCCCTGCTTACTCCACTCATTATTCTCATCATTCCTTTTTTTCTTCTCAAAATTCAAAAAATATCCGTGTCATTTTCTTCCTATGTGTCTTCACTCAAACGAATCGCACAATACCATCCAATTGGAAAAGTATTTGATAATTTCGGTTCTATTACATGGGATAAAAGAATTTATATTTTAGTGTCTATTGCATTTTACTTTCTCCAAATATACCAAAATGTTATGTCATGTCATCGTTTTTATAAAAACATGTTTCTAATTCACAATAATATACACAAATTTTCGGCATACATTGAACACAGCATTCGCAATATTTCATATGTTCATTCCATTGCATCAAATCTGTCTTCCTATCAACAATTCTGCCAAGAGAGCGCAATGCACGCAAACGTGTTGACGGCGCTTCATTCCGACATTAAAAATGTTATGCCGTTCAAGGTCACGCTTGCCAATATTTCAAACATTGGAACCATTATGAAATACTACTACCAAATTTTCGCTAATAATGATGTTAAAAACGCAATCAGCTACAGTTTCGGTTTCAATTCATATTTTGAACACTTGTCCGGATTAAAAAGCCTTATTTTATCCAAAAAAATTGCACCGTGCACATTTGTTAAATCTGCGGCAAAAAAAACGTACCTTGATTCGTCTTATTACGCACCACTCATGAATCAAAACCCGGTAAAAAATAAAGTTTTATTGCATAAAAAAACAACCATTACCGGACCAAACGCTGCCGGAAAAACAACGCTGATTAAATCCACGCTCCTAAATGTCATATTCTCTCAGCAATTCGGATACGGATTTTATAAAAAAGCAAGACTGTTGCCATACCATTACGTTCACAGCTACCTCAATATTCCCGACACGTCTGGACGAGATAGCCTGTTTCAAGCCGAATCTCGCAGATGCAGAGAGATTTTAACGTGCCTTCTTGAAAATAAAAACAAACGACACTTTTGCATTTTTGATGAACTGTATTCTGGAACAAACCCTTATGAAGCGGTTGCAAGTGCATACGGGTTCATCAAATACTTGAATAAATACGACAACTTGGACTTGTTGTTAACCACCCACTACACCAAACTGTGCGAACTTTTGCAAACCGAACATGTACAAAACATGCACATGAAAATTGAACTGTGTGAAGGCAGTGAAATAAAATACCTTTACAAATTAGATAAAGGAATATCTTCAATCAAGGGCGGCATCAAAGTGCTTCAAGACCTAGATTATCCGCAAGATATTATAAATTCAACGAGAGACATCATTAATTCCGAGTAAAGTAATTTTGTATACTTTCTTTATATTTGGCTTATTTGATTGATTGTTATTCTTTTTTCGTTTACTATTTCGTTTATTATTTCGTTTTTATTTATATAGATTGTTTAATACACTAAATATAAAATCATGTTGAGCAATATTTCAGATTTATTTACCATGGCAAGTTTAGCAATTTGTATGTTGTTGAGCGGAATCATATTCTATTACCTTCGAACTCGCATCAATATGCTCGAACAATCTGTAATGGAACAAGCACAACTGCTGCAACAAGTTTTGAGACATTCGCAAAATCAACAACAACTACTACTACAACAACAACAAAATGCAACGATGGCTGCATCTACAACGGCAACTACTGCAACAGCAACAACTGCACCAAAATCATTGCAACAACAACAACAACAACAACGGTTAATTCCGGTATCAGATGACGACTCGGATGACTCTGATGACTCTGATGACTCTGATGACTCGGATGACTCGGATGACTCTCATGACTCTGAATCTGATGACGACGGCGTCAATCTGCATCATTCAAAGTCAATTGACTTATCAGCTCTTACATCAACCGTCCAAACGCCTTTGATGTCGTCCACTTTTTTTGAAAACGGCGGTTCAGGTTCAAACACTGAAATAAAAGTAATTGAACTTAAAAATTATTTCAATAATGGCAACAATGACGGAAATGGCGACAGCGGTAGCGACAGCGAGAGTGAAAGCAGTAGCGACAGCGAGAGTGAAAACAGTAGCGAGAGTGAAAGCGACAACGGCAACGGCAATGAAAGCGATGACGGCAATGATAAGGGCATGAATAACAATGGAAGTAACAACGCTGATAAAAAGAAACATTTCGAAAAATTAAACAAGGGAGCACATCCAGCACATCCAGCATTAGATGTTCCAGTTCCTCTCAAAAATATGCCGGTGAACATGTTGAGAGATTTAGCAAAAACAAAACTCACTCATTTAGAACAGCCCGCCATTAACAAAATGTCAAAAAAAGAAATCCTTAAAGCGCTCGATAATTAATAATTAATAATTAATTGAATTCATAGTGTAATATTTAATAAATATAATAAAATAAATATTACATTATTTTATTGTATTTAATACATTTAATAATTAAATATTTATTTTAATAATATTATATACTATATTACTATATATATATACTATTATCAAAATACATTTTTAAAATAAAATGAGCTGGGGAACTTGCTACTCTGGGTCCAACAACATTCATTTCAATTTCCCTCCCATTATGGCAGACGGGCGAAATTACGCAACATGGCAGCCTGGAGCCGTCGTGAATGAAATCATCCGGGAAAAAAATAACATTACCAGTAACTCGCAGTATCGACAATATTTAACACATAATGCTACAGAAGTCATGCAAGCCAATCTTGTTGGCGCAGCCGACGCATGCGGGTTCAACCTGGACCTAATAAGCAATAGTAATAACGGTAATGTAACAACGCCGTTTCTTTTTTCATCCCCATGGGATCAAAGCCAGCCGTTTGGATACGAATCTAGCGATTTGAAAAACTTGTACTTGTCGCGTTACGAACTGCAAAGTCGGATGATGGCGCCGTCGCTTTCTCAAGAACAATACTTGTTTGGCGGATTTCCTAACCCTAATTCATAAATTCATAAATTTGTAGTTCCATCGGGTTGTAAATACAAATAAATACAAAGATTTATCAAATATAGACAAACATATAAACATATACAAATATTATATAATCATTTTATATATATAATAATTGTATATATATAATATAATAATATAATTTAAACAAAATAAAATCAAACAAATCATGTCCATTTTATCTTCCGTCAGTTCCAATTACTACACGAAAAATATTCTTTTTTACATTATGATACTGTTTATCGCATTCATGTGCACGCAATACAAACAAACGGTGCGAAATGGGGAAATTTTAGACGAAAACGACCTCATTCGGAAATACTTGCTGCACGACCAAGACTACGACACAATATTTAATAAGAAGAATGCAAAACCGATTTTATGGATTCACATTGAATATGATGTGAATTCGCGCAAGTGGCTGAATTATGGTTCCAGAAACACGACCGAACTCAATCAGCCGTACTTGTATTTAACTATTCGAAGCATTATACAGAAATGCAGCGACTCGTTCCACATTTGTTTAATCGACGACTCGTCATTCAATAAACTGATGCCCAATTGGACGCTCAAAGCACAGAATTTGCCGAGCCCGCTTCGTCCTCATTTAAGAGAACTCGCATTTGCAAAAGTGCTTGAAATGTACGGCGGAATGCGAATTCCTCCGTCGTTTATTTGCTTTCAGAATTTATTTCCTATTTACAATACGGCGCTGCTTCCGGCTAGCGCGTTTGCGGGCGAAATGCTGGCAACATCCTCCGTGTCCACCGTTGCGGAGTTTTTCCCCAGCACCGAAATTATGGGATGTAAACGAAACAGCCCAGTCATGCAGAAATATATCTCGTATTTAGAAGTTTTAATTTCCAAAGATTATACCAACGAAATGGACTTTCTAGGTGAATGCGGACGATGGTGCTATTCTGAAATCATTTCCGGAAATATGAGCGCAATTACTTCCACTCTATTTGGAATTCAATCCCAAAGCGGAAGCGCCATCCTTATTGACGATTTAATGGGCGACCAAGATGTTGATTTAGACAAAAATGCCGTCGGATTATATATTCCAGAACGCGAATTATTAAAACGCATCGCTTTTGGATGGTTCGTTCGACTTTCACCAGAACAAGTTTTAGAATCAAATACTCTTGTTGGAAAATATCTACTTTACTCGAATTGATTCAGGTAAAATTTATTTATAATTTATTTATAATTTATTTATAATTTATTATAAATATATATACATATATATATATATATTATAACATTATAATTACAAATAAATAATAGCTATGGCTCAGGCGATTGGTTTTCTTGATAATATTGATGATATATTGCGCTATACTGGTCCTGAATTTACAGCCACACTTAATCAGTATACTGACGCTATACGAGACGATGATACAACAGCCGGTGCCGTGAACTTTACTGATCTTGAGCGCTGTTATAAAATTCAGAAGTTTATTGATCTTTTTAATGATGAATATCTTCCAAAAATCAAAGCGAACGCCACTATACGTAAAATGGAAATAGGAGAAGCTGTGGAAAAAGGCTTTATTACACCTGGTCTTGCTTATAAGGCTGATGTGGCGAATATAAAGATTGGAGCATACTTTAAACATTTTTGTGATCATGATCCATTAGTATATAATCATAATGGTACGACAAGGATAAATGTCATAGATCGTGCAACAGGTGCAATAGGAGTGGGAGCGATGCCAGCCCCACAAGATATTAACGCGTTTATAGCTTATTTAACAGACCCAAATGCAAGACCACCTGAGTTAATGGATGCTTTAAGTTACCTTTGGAATCCGGTGGATCCCGACCAAGTATGTTATAAATATAGAATGCCATCAGTTTTATTTACAGTAAATCCAAGAACAACTGTTCTTCAAATTGTGAATGCTCCAGCTCCAAATGCTACAGGTCCTAGCAGAGAAGTTAATAGATTTAGTGCGGGTGGCATAGTAATACCGAATACTAATGTATTTCCTGGTGGGAAGGATGATGCAAACTTAGAAGTAATAGGACAGCTTCGTGGAAGTAATAAAGTTGGTTTTGGTAACAGTACCCCATTAAGTACTGAGAAATATAATTCATATTTTACATTTCCTAATTTTTTATTAGGAGAAATGTTATATATGAGTCCGGACCCAAACGGGGGGAGACCACGCCCCCCAGCAACGTATGTTTTTAGACCGTTCGTCGATAGTAGTAGTCAGAATGATATGGAGTTTTGGGTAAAAAATTATGAGACGGCGGATGCATCTTTTCCTTACGATAAGAAAAGGTATGTTTTACCAGAAGGTTGGAAGATGATAGAGAGAGCCGATGGAATAATTATGTATTTGTCTCCAACAAATGTTTTGCATTCAGATCCTCCGCCTGGTTCATATTATATAAAAAAATCTGACGAAGATATATTGAGAGTTATAAAATCAAGCTCTGCGTATACGGCAATGGTAAATGCTGTAAACGCAGCGATAATAGCGGGTGGTGGACATGATGCCGTGCAGATGGGAAATTCAAATGTTCAGAACAAGTTAAAATTAGTTGCATATATGACAAATATAGCTCATCTTAAAACAAATGGTATAACAGGTGGTAATAAAAAAAAAACTAAAAGAAAGAACATAATAAAGCATATGGCAAAATCAAAAAAAAAACACAACTACAAATAAAAAAATGAATGAGTGAATAAATTTGAAAACTTATTCATTCATTTTAAGTTTTACATTATTTATATTATAAGTTAATTGATGCGATTGGATTGAATATCGGAAGAAACAATGTAGATTGAATTTTCGGTAAGAATAATGTACTCGGTTTCAATTTTAAAAATTTTTGAAACGGGACTTGTATATTCATCCTCGCTTTTAACGAGTAATTTTTCGCCGTTTTCTTTTACTCCGATAATAACTTTTTTTTCAAGCGAAAGCGTCCAATAGTCGAGCATAATGGGACGGTCTTCGACGATGCCAAGTTTTGCGGCGTGTTGCATGCAGAGCTGTGACGGCATGCGAAAAGACGAACCCGAACCCGAACCTGAACCTGAACCCGAACCTGAACCTGAACCCGAACCCGACGATGAACTGCCGCCAGTAGCGCTCTCTGAGGGCGGTGGCTGATTTCTTCCAGTATTTTGACTCATCAAATTAATTGTTATATAGATAACATTCTTATTTTCTTTAAATACTTAAATGCACAATTTATAAAAAATAATTATTATTTATTAATATTAAATAATTATTAAAATTATTATTTTGTTTTTAGTAAAATTTTTTTAGTAATTAATAACAATAATAATAATAATAATAATAATAATAATAATAATAAATAATATTAAATTATAATATTCGTACATACTATAATGGCACGCAATACACCAAGAAGTCAAAACGGGAGGTCGGCAATTGCGCGAAAAGCAATATTTAGCGCAACTGGTAAAACAGATGGCATGTACACAAACACTAATAATGGCGGCGGAATGAGAAAAGGAGGAGCACAGCCGTCTGCCACCGGGTTCATGATTCCTTTTGGACGCAGGAACTTGATTGCTGTTCCGGCATTAAATGCGAATTATTTGTTCAATTGGACGCCATTCATCAATGCGGGAAGGCGCGCATACGGCGCAAATCTCGGATAAGGATGATAACTTATGTCTTTAATCGAATCGAATCGAATCGAATCGAATAGTATTTTGGATTCAGATATAGAAAGATAATGATAATAATTACACTGTTATCATTATCATCCATCACATAGTTACACATCCATCACATAATACAATCGTGCACATGTTTATTACCATTGACTACCGAGAGAAAGAGCTCATTGATTTGTTTCAGCTGAAATTTACTGAAACAAAACCGGAAACGGAAGAAGTAAAAGGAAAAGAGAAAAAGAAGGAGAGGGGAATCATAGAAAATATAAAAATAAAAGTAGAAAATTTGAAATTAGGCGATATTATTATAAGTGATGGTGGTGACAATGAATTGCTTTTATTTGAACGAAAAAGTTTGAATGATTTGGCATCGAGCATAAAAGACGGCAGGTATGTGGAACAGTCATTTCGATTGGATGGATACGAGTCTGTTCCAAACCATAATATTGTTTACATTATTGAAGGCGACTTGTCAAAATGGAAAGAAAATGGGAATTACAATGGCAGGGTGAATAAAAAAACGCTGCTTTCGTCAATGTGTTCCATGCTATATTACAAGGGGTTTTCGGTGATAAGAACTATGAATATGACAGAGACGTGCGAGCTGATATTGAACTGGGCGGACAAACTTCAGCGAGAGAAGTTGACAAAAACGCCGTATTATAGTGGTGCAAAAATGGGAAAACAAGCACAAGAACCAGTGCAAGCACAAGAACTAGTACAAGAACAAGAACCAGTGCAAGCACAACAAATCCAAACCGTTCGCGAGTCGCAGCATTATTGCGACGTGTTCAAGATAAAAAAAGAAAAAAATGGCAATATTACTCCAGATAACATTGGAGAGATAATGCTTTGCACCATTCCAGGAATAAGTTCAAAAACGGCGATAGTAATAATGAAGGAATTTAAAACAATAAATTGTTTAATAAAGTCGCTTGAGAATGATGGACATTGTTTGAATAATATTTACATGGAGACCAACGATAAAAAGCGGAAAATTAGTTCGCAGTGCATAGAAAATATTAAAAGGTATTTACTAGGATAAAGTAGAAAGTTAAGCCACGTATATGTTCACCTCGTTGCCGTCATAATATCCGGAATCAACTAAATGTTGCGTATATTCTGGACCTCCCCAATTTTCATCCATAGGATTAGGACTTAACCCAGAATCTTGCTCTATAAAATTAAGCGCATCCAGCGGTGTAAAATCGCCCATGTTGAATCCGGATGCGTCAAATCCGGGATACGAATTTGTATTGTACGGGGGATCGTTGCGATTGGAATCCATAAGTTTGGTCACAGTGGGCATCTGAATGCCTGCGGTCGTGTCAATCATTGGTGGCAACCCACCTTGCAAATCAACCGGAGACGGTCTAATCTTATAAACATCTTTTCCTTGCGCGTCATTCATGTGCTGCAAAAATAAAACCGGACAGACAATTCCCTGACTTTTTTGCCAATCTACAAATTCAACATAATCTTCTAAATTATTAAATTTTACCGGATTTACTCCAGGAACTTTAGCTATTTTTGAATTATATAAGAAAATTTCACTACCTTTTTGTATTAAAAGGTTGGGACACCGTTTTTGATTGGTTGCTGTGAACCCTTCGGCTGCGTTCAATGACGAGTAGTTGAGAACAAAATAAAGTCCGAGAATAAACACGACGATTGTAAATACTAGTTTGTTTGAAACATGAGGAATTTGCATGGTTATAATAAATAAATATTTATTTTTTTTGTTTATTATTGTTTATTATTATAGGTAGAGAATAAAAATATATAATATATAATATATAATAATTACACATTTATTCATATATTATATAAAATGGTCAGCCTTAAATATGAACCTGAACATAATGTAAAAAACTTGAAAGGTCCGTGTGTCATAGTCATACACGCTGAATGGTGTGGTCATTGCAAAGACTTTATGCCGGTGTATAATAATGAAATTGTCAAGTCAAATAATTTTGATGAAGAATTAAAAGATTTATTAACGCTTTCATCCGTCGAAGAAAAAGAATATTCAAATTCAAAGAATTTATTCGGTGAAATTGACGGATACCCGACAATTCGATACATTACATTCGACGAAAATGGAAAACCTCTGAAAAATAAAAGCAAGAATAATAATAATAATAATAATAATGGAACCATTATGAGAATTGACGCTGTAAATATTCCCAGAAACTCTGAAGCGGTGACCAACTGGATTAATAGTGTTGTAAAGAGTGACATAAAAAAAAAACACAAACGCAGACACAAAAATAACAAAAATAAGATTATTCACGACATGCGTGGTGGTGGTGGTTCCAAAAAGACAAAAAGAGTAAAAAGGACAAAAAGAGTAAAAAGATCAGTAAAAAGGACAAAAAGAGTAGTAAAAAGGAGTTAATTTATTTTTTATATTTTAAAACATTTATAATATAAAATTGAATTTTATAAAAGTTAAAGAAAGGTAGATATAGATATATATCCAAGCAAAAAACTTTCACTGAACTATTGATTGGATAATGTCAGCAGCAGCAACAACAACAACAGATGATAAGAAGAAGAAGAAAATTATAATCAAACCAAAGCCAATACAACAACAACAACAACCACAACAGTCAAAAGAAGTCGAAGACAATACGGTGTCGATTCGTCTTTTAGATTTCAATATATATGATGAAAACACTATCGCCATCGGAGGAAAGAAAATGGTGATTCAAATGTTCGGTCTAAATGAAATGGGGGAATCGTGCGCCATTTTTGTTGAAGACATGAATCCGTTCTTCTATGTTTTAGTTCCTTCTGACTGGGACGAACGCGCAAAAAACGAATTTGTCAAAGAGATTATAAAGAAACTGAGAGTTTCAGAAGGGTTGATTATAAAACAAAAATGCGCGCTTGTGAAGCGGAAAAAACTGTATGGATTTGATGGTGGAAAAATGCACAACTTTGTAGTATTATATTTTAAAAACTTGGCAATTATGAATAGGGTGAAAAATTTGTGGTATATTTCTTGTCCTGAAACGTCGTCGTATGATTTGAATCCCGAAGGGTTTAATTACAACGGGACATGTCTTAGGATTTATGAATCCAACATTCCTCCGCTGTTGCGGTTTTTTCACATGAATGAAATCAGCCCATCTGGGTGGGTGGAATTTTCAAATGAAAGTGCAAGTGTCACCAAAATTTCAGAAGAAGAAAAGAAAATAACAACATGCATGCATGAATACGTAATTAGCATGCAAGACATTCACGCGCAACCCGACAAAGAAACTCGTGTCCCGTACAAGATATGCAGTTTTGATATTGAGGCGAGCAGCAGTCACGGCGATTTCCCGCTTGCAATCAAAACGCACAAAAAGCTCGCGACCAATATTGTCGACGTATGTCGGTGCATTCAAAATGATGATGGAACAATTAGTAATGAATTGTTGCGTGAAATGATTCACGTTGCATTTTTAAACACAAGAAGCAAAAACGAATACATTGACGGAAACGTTCAGAAAATATATTCAAAAAGACAATTATCAAAAAGTGAAGTTGATTCGCTGGTGGAAAAGTTCATCACAGAAAAAATTAAAAATTTGGCGATTGAGAATAGTGCAAGTGATGCAAACACAATTGAAGCCATGTTTGAATCCATCGGAAAAAAACTTGCGTTGGCGACAGCATCAGCAGCGAGTGGTAATGGCGGCGACGGCGAAGGCGACAGTGATGATGGAAGCGACGACGACGATGAACCTTCTTCTGACAATGGTGTCACAATGAAAATTGTAGAAGAGGTGAAAAAAACAAGCAACAAGACATTTACAATGACGACGACGACGACGTCGGTTGATAAAAATATGACTGTATTACAACTGCTTCAATCATGTGCGCCTGCACACACCCGAGAAGTAAAAATAAATCATTTGAATTCCGCATTATCCGGCATTTTTCCAGAAGTTGAAGGCGATAAAGTAACATTTATTGGATCAACCTTTTTGAAATCAGGAGAAGAGCGCCCATATTTGAATCACTGTTTGACTATTGACACGTGCGACAATGTTCACGACGTGCAGAATTCAGAAATCCAGGTTTGCGGAAGCGAGTGCGACATGTTGTTGGAATGGACAAAATTGATTCAGCGCGAAGACCCCGATATTATAATTGGATACAATATTTTCGGTTTTGATTACAACTTCATGTTTCATCGCGCTACAGAAAATGATTGCGCCCAAGAATTTTTAAAACTGTCTAGAATAAAAGGTAAAGTCTGCGGCGAAGTTGACCCCAAGACACGAAAGCTTGCAATCGAGGAAAGCACTATTGTCATTGCGAGCGGACAGCATGATTTGCAGTATATCAAAATGCCAGGCAGGTTGCAAATTGACATGTACAACTACTTGCGACGAGATTACAACATGTCGTCTTACAAGCTGGATTATGTTTCGGGATATTTTATAGGCGACGCAGTGACAAAAATCGAGCACAAGATCAACGAAGCCGGGCAAGATGTTACTGCGGTTTACACGGGAAATGTCATGGGACTGGACGTTGGAAGTTACATCAGTTTTGAAGAAACGAGCAATTCAACCGACGGATACAAGGGCGGCGAAAAGTTCAAAGTAACTCGACTAGATACTACGACGAAAGTATTCGAAATTTCGGGCAAGGAAATGCCCAACATGGAAAAGAAAGTGCGATGGGGGCTAGCAAAAGATGACGTGACGCCGCAGGACATTTTCAGAATGACGAATGAAGGTCCAGCAGAGCGCGCAATCATTGCAAAATACTGTATCCAGGATTGCAACCTCGTCCACCACTTGATGCGCAAAATTGACGTTTTAACCGGTTTCATTGAAATGGCAAATATTTGCAGCGTTCCAGTCAGCTTTCTGGTTTTTCGCGGACAGGGAATCAAGCTCACCAGTTTTATCGCAAAAAAATGCAGCGAAAAGAAAACGCTCATTCCAGTACTGGACCGAAGATTCGGAAATGAAAGTTACGACGGGGCAATTGTGCTTCCGCCCAAGTGCGACTTGTATTTAGACAATCCGGTTGCGTGCGTCGATTATTCGTCATTGTATCCGTCATCGATGATTAGCGAGAATTTGTCACACGACAGCAAAGTATGGACAAAGGAATATAATTTGGACGGGATACTGGTTTGTTCCACCGGTGAAACGGACAGCAGCGGCGTGTTCATATACGACAACTTGCCTGGATACGAATATGTCGATGTGGAATATGACACATACGTGTGGAAACACAATGCTAGAGGAAAGGCGATAAAGACGGTCAACGGGAAAAAGGTGTGTCGATTTGCGCAACCAAAGATGAATGTTGTGAGCGGCGTTATCGGTGAAAAGGCAATCATGCCTTCGATTTTGGAGGAACTGCTTGAAGCTCGAAGCGCCACGCGCAAGCTCATTCCAAAGCAGACGGATGATTTCATGAAGAATATTTTGGACAAACGTCAGCTGGGTTATAAAGTAACAGCGAATTCGCTGTACGGTCAATGCGGTGCCAAAACGAGCTCATTTTATGAGATTGATGTGGCGGCATCCACAACGGCAACAGGCAGAAAGCTGCTCCTGTATGCCAAGCGGGTGGTTGAAGAAACATACGGAAATGCTGAATGCCAGACCAAATATGGTGTCGTAAACACGCGGGCGGAGACCGTGTATGGGGATACGGACAGTGCATTCTTTACATTTAATTTGGCAGACAAAGACGGAACACCGATTCGCGGCAAACAAGCGCTAGAAATCACGATTGAGCTTGCACAGCAAGTGGGGGAACTGGCTTCGTCATTCTTGAAAGCGCCGCATTCGCTGGTGTACGAAAAAACAATCATGCCGTTTTGTCTGCTTCGCAAAAAGGGATATGTCGGAATATACTATGAAACGAATGCAAACAAAGGAACAAGAAAAAGTATGGGAATTGTTTTGAAGCGCAGGGACAATGCGCCAATTGTCAAAGACGTGTACGGCGGAATTATAGACATACTTATGAAGGAACAAGACACGGGACGCGCCATTTCATTTCTCAAAGACTATTTGCGAAATCTGGTGAGTGAGAAAATTCCGTTGGAAAAGCTCATCATTACCAAGTCGCTGAATTCAAACTATAAAAACCCGCAACAAATTGCACACAAGGTGCTTGCGGATCGGATGGGACAGCGCGACTCTGGAAATAAGCCTAGCGTCGGGGACAGAATACCGTTTATATACGTGCACAATCCGGATAAAAAGGCGCTACAGGGTGAAAGAATCGAGCATCCCACGTACATTAGGGAAAATAATATACGCCCCAATTACACGTTTTACATTACGAATCAAATTATGAAACCTGTGCAGCAGCTCTTTGCGCTGGTGCTAGAAAAAATTCCTGGATTTAAACGACGTGAAGAAACGTTTAAAGACAGAATCGAGTTTGAAACAAATAAGATTGGGGCTGAAAACAAAGAAGCCTTGCAAAAAAAGATTACTGATTTGCGGCAAAAAGAAGTCAAGGCGCTGCTGTTTGACGAGTTTTTAATACAAGCAGACAATGCCATTAATAAAAATCAGAGTATTAAGAATTTCTTCAAGTAGGTAAGGGGGCGACGCGTACCCTTTTTTTTTATACTTTTTTAGAAGTGTTTGCACCCAAATAAGCAGAGTAAACAACATCCGATTAATCCGCAAAAATATAATTTAAAACATCCATCATCTTCAAGACCTGGTTTATTATCAGGATAATAATCACAATCGCTCTCATCATGTTGATGTGCATCATGTTGATGTGCATTTTCATATGTTTCGTTTGAAATGGAGTAATATGTAAACGGTTTTGTAAGGTCTTTTACGAAATGTTGACCGATTATTGTTTTTGTATTGTTTCTTGTGCTTGTATTTGTGTACAACTCTTTATATTGAGTATCATCAAAATGCGAATAATTTACACTTTTATTTTCATTTGACATAGTATTAGTATGGATGGAATAAATAGATAAGGAAGAATAAACATACAACTATATAATAAAATATAATTAACTATTTTTTTAATTATATTAATCAAGTATTTTTCTTTAATCAAATTCTGATTCCGATTCCGATTCTGATTCCATTTCTGAACGATTATAGCGATTTCCAATTCTAGTTTCGTCATCATTGTAGTCGTTCGAATAAGAATTCAAATTATATCTACACATTGGACATGTTGAATTTGAATCAAGCCAACGAAATAAACTATACGGATTAAAGTTGTGTTTACAGTGATTAATTTGCATAATACAATCAATTTCTTCGAAATGTATTTGCGAAATGGGACATATCTCATTTTTTGGGTTGTGTATCGTGCAAAATGGAATTAATTTTGTTGCAATTTGAATGGTGTCATAACTAACATAATTTGGGTCACCTTCGTTTTGATCCGGTTGTTGCTGTTGCTCATGCAAAAAAAATGTCTGCGCTCTTTGCTCTCTTTGCTCTCTTTGCTCTTCTCTTTGTAGAGGCGGTGGTTGCGGTGGTTGCGGTGGTTGGGGTGGTTGTCGTTGTTGTTGTTGAAATGTTCTTTGCATAAACGGCTCTGCTCTTTGTTCTCTTTGCACCATCGGTCGTACTGATAGTGGTTGTAGTGGTTGTAGTGGTTGTAGTGGACGTAGTGGTAGTTGCAGTAGTCGTTGAAAATAATTTGAACTTATAGTTTCATCTCTGTTCAGTTCTCGATTATTCATATTGGTTGTCTCAATAAAATCTAACCAGTCGTAACTCCTGTTTATTCTTGAATTTATTGGAAGTATTGGTGACAATGATTGCGCGTGCGGCGGAGGAGGAGGAGGAGGCGGAGGCGAACGAGGAGGTGACGAAGATAATGAAACGGACAAGTTGGGTGTTGAAATGCTTCTTTCCGCTCTTGACGTAACTGAGGGTAGCGGCAACCTATATCTAACAAACGTTGCAGTTATGGGCTGTTCTTGTGACAAAGGCGCAGGAACAGGGGCAACAGCAGCGGGAACAGGGGCAACAGCAGCGGGAACAGGGGCAACAGCAGCGGGAACAGGGGCAACAGCAGCGGGAACAGGGGCAACAGCAGGCGATAAATTTCTAAAAATAATCCGATTATTTAAAATTCTAATTAATCCGCGTTCAAACGTCATAAATCCGTTTAACACTTCTCTCGTTGATGAAATGTATGATTCTACTAAATCATAATAAATCATATCCGGTTCATTATTGATATTCGTATTAAATGAATCCGAAATTCGTCCGCTCATTTGATTTGCTATTTGTTGTTATTATTATTATTCAATATTTATTATTAATATTTTATTTTTATTATTAATATATTTATTTGATTCTCTCTTCTCTCTTATAATCTGTATTAAAGATATTAAAGATATAATGTAATAGTTATTAGATTAAAAAAACAATTACATTATGAGTCCGGTATCTATAAAATCGTCATCAACGTTAACACAGCTTCAACCACAAAAACTAACCGAATGTAAATTAGAAAAATATAAAAATAAGGGAATATCAGGTCTTGCAAATTTGGGAGACACTTGTTTTATTAATGCATTATTGCAGATTATTTCTCACACGTATGAATTGAATGAGCTGTTGAACGGAGATGGATATAAATCTAAACTAAATAAATGCATTGAATCAGAATTGTTGTCGTCTTGGGACGAATTAAGAGTGCTAATGTGGAGTGAAAACTGCACAATATCACCAGGTGGGTTTATACACGCCATTCGTAAAATATCCAAAATAAAAAAAAATAATATGTTTTCAACTATTTCTCAAAATGACATGCCAGAATTTTTAACTTTTTTGTTTGATATTTTTCACACTGCTCTTAAAAGAAAAGTAACAATGACAATTGATGGCAACCCAAAAAACAAACGAGATAAAATGGCAAAAATGTGTTATGAAATGATGCAAAAAGAGTACACTGAAAACTACTCTGAAATTTTAAACATGTTTTATGGAATTCATGTGTCAACCTTGACAAGTGTCAGCGGCGTTGCCAAATCAAACGACGAATATCTTAGCATTCGCCCGGAACCATTTATGGTAATAAGTTTGCCCATTCCTTCTGAAGCGCCGTCAAAACAAGACCACATTTCTTTGATGGATTGTTTTGATTTGAACTGTGAAAGCGAATTGATGGAAGGCGAGAATGCGTGGTTTAACGAATCTTTAGGAAAAAAACAAAATGTGTATAAGCGACTGGTGTATTGGAGTTTGCCAGAGATTATGGTAATTGACATAAAACGGTTTGAATACAATTCTGATACGGATTCATTTGTTAAAAATCAATCAAATATAAAAATACCGATTGAAAATGTGAGTTTTTCAAAATATGTAGAAGGTTACAATAAGGATAGTTATGTGTACGATCTTTATGGAATTTGCAATCATCACGGGGATGAAAACTTTGGTCACTATACTTCAACTATAAAAACGGCAGACTCTAGATGGTTTAATTTCAACGATTCAACTGTTAAAGAAATTCATATAAAAGGCTCGGAGATTATTGGAAATACTCCGTATTGCTTATTCTATAGAAAAAAATAAAAGATGGAAAATATAAAAAACTAATGTAATGTTATAATATAAAATATTACATTTTTACTCATTTTTAATATTATTTAATATTTAATAAATATAAATAAAATAAATGGATTTAACTTATAATTCTATAAGCGGAATAAATACAGACCCAACTGTTTATTTAAAGAAATTTATTACAACAACAAATGGAAAGGAAGATGTCCAGATAACTGCTGATACTAGAATATACATGCTTATTGCACTCGTAGTTATTATTATTATATATGGACTTTTATTTGCAGTTTTAGGTGGAAGCGGAGGAACTGGAGCTGGAACGGACTCTAGTCCCGGCGCAACAAAAAGTATAGGACTACGGTTTTTTGAAGTTCTGTTATGGTCAGTCTTTATCATGCTTATTTTGTTGAACGGATTCCAATATTTTTTCAACGTAAATCTTACGACAAGATTTGTGAATTTTTTTACAGAGAAGCCTCAACTTGAAGTTACAATGCAGGTACCTCAAGATGAACCGGTACCAACGATGAAGATTAAAAGGGAAGTTTTCAATATTCCGGATAATAAATACACGTATTATGACGCAAACGCGATTTGTGCGGCATATGGCGCAAAACTTGCAAATTATGATCAAGTAGAATCGTCATATCAAACGGGGGGTGAATGGTGCAACTACGGGTGGTCAGACAACCAAATGGCACTTTTTCCCACACAAAAAGAGACATGGGATAAATTGCAAAAAATCAAAGGACATGAAAATGACTGCGGAAGACCTGGTATAAATGGCGGATTCATTGACAATAAACATGTCCGATTTGGTGTAAATTGTTACGGTTACAAACCGCTGATTACCCCTGCAGAAACGCAAAAAATGCAGAATGCACCCGTCTACCCTTTAACATTGAAAGATATTGAAAAACAAAAACGAATCGATTATTGGAAAAAACGAATTCCCGAGATTTTACTCTCACCATTTAATCGCTCATCTTGGTCAATTCTTTGATTTAGTACACAGTTGTAGTTTATATTTAATTATTATTTCTTCTTGTTTTTCTTCGCACATATATTTTATCCACTTTCAGATTTTTTATATTTATACTATTATTACTGTTACTTGCACAATTTATTGTTCGTTTTCTCGTGTTTTTCCTTGAAGACGCAGCATTTTCATTACTGTGACTAGGATCGGTTAAAGCATTCTCTAAAAGTATTCGAAATAAATCCGCATCAACTTCTTGAGAATTTATTTCTCTAGCATCTTCTTTTAACTCACAGTTATTGTCGTTATTATCACCTACAATTATGAACTGCGATGACGAGTGCGATGACTGTGATTGCGGTTGAGGTTGCAGTTGCGGCGGCATTATAAGTTCAAGGTCGCCAATTCCCGCAATTCTATCATCGTTATTGTCATTCATGTGAAACATGTTAAATTCGTTTTCTTTTTTCAAAGCCTGCTCCATATGGAATTTTGGACCGACAAATAATAAACCCATCGGAACTCCGGACTCTTCTTTATAAAAATTTTCCATTTCTTCATTGTAGTGTTCATCTTCTTTTTTGTTTTTCTTTTTACCACCTTTTTGTTTTCTTTTTGTGCCGCCAAATATTTTACTTATTCTATATCCGCCGCTAGTAATGGAATTTCCATCCGCCGAATTTGTGAAAACCAAGTCCCTTGCTGCATCAAACATTTTATAATTATATAATTTATATATTTATAATTATATATTTAACTATTTAACTAATTATTTCACCAAGTCTTATTAACTATTATAATACCTCTTAATTTCTGGATTAATTTTAATCTCTCTTTTATCTTTTATGTATTTCAAAATATGCTGGACTTGAGAACTGTTCGGTATTATTTCATGCAGACACTGCTCTATAAATGTTAAAGATAAGGGGTTCGATGTTTTGGTCTCTATAAATCGTAACCGCCCATCCATTGTTGAAATGGACGTGTTTAATAATTTTTTATTATTTACAACGTCCATAATAGATGCTTCTAAATCATTTTTCATTTCTCTCGTTGTTTTGATTTCGCTGTTTATTTTTTTTAATTTGTTATCGAGTTCAATCCATTTTTGGATTTGTTTGTCGAACGCGGATACTGTACTTATCGCAGGTTTCGCAATTGTCGTCACGACATTTGATGACGACGACGTTGATGTTGCCATCGTTGTTGCCGTTGCTGTCGTATTTTTCCCAAAAGTATTCATATTTTATATGTTTTTATATATAATAATTATAATAATATATAAAACTATGCTAAATTCCTTAATAACTACGTGTACATTACAGACTGGTATAACCAGGGTAACGCTTCTCGAGCCGGAATGCTTACAAGTGTTAGCGCACACAATATGAAATTCGCTCCTAAACACCTATCTGACTCTTGCATCGCTGTTGTTGTGAGGCGTTCAATTATTGTCATGTTAATGTTGACAATGGTTTCCAATGTCAAGTACGAGTAAAATTGGTGGGTTAGCCACCCTGTTATGTGGTGGGGGAAAGGATTGCCGTAGGGCGGATAAATTGACGCTCTTGCATTATATGACAATTCTGCACGATAGTTCCAAATGTCCATCAACTCCCTTAAAAACGTAATATGTTGTTGATATGTCAAGTGCAAAAACCAATCAGGGTCAGAATAGTGTCCAAGCAAATTTATATTTTGAAATAAATGCAAGACATTTTGACGATATCTTTGTTGCGGCGTTAAAACATCTTGTGGCAAGTCTATAACAATGTTTCCGCTTCCGCTTCCGCTTCCGCTTTCGCCATTATTATCCAATATAATATTACCGTCTACACCATTTTCATTCCAATTATTGTTATTGTTATTGTTATTTTTATTTTTACTATTTTTATTCTTATTTTTATTTTCATTTTTTTTATTTTTATTATTGAGAAGTCTATCGAGTTTTATTATTTTCAAAATATCTCGTGTTATGTTGGGCGGAATTATGCTTCTGTTATATGGATTACTCGACGCCGTCCAAATTAACCGATGGTTTAAATTTGCTACACTGTCTACTCCATTGTCATTCAGTATTAAATTGCATATAGATGCAATGTCGAAACCGTAACAACACGCTTTTCCCCCGCACATTTCTTCATAACTATAAAATTGAGCATCTGGAATCTCTCGAATCGGGTCCATTGTATAAAAATCTGTCTCGTTTATACAAATTTCTCTATTTTTCAACGCAGGACCTCGCAACATTATCATTTTTCTACGCAAGTGACTTTTAAATTTCAATTGGATCTTTATAGAATGAAATGTCTGGTTATAAAAATTATATATATTTTGTTTCATTTCAACCTTTGTTCCTGTTGTTTTCATTTTTTTATACTCGTAATCTTTCTGGATTTTACTGCACATTTTTTTCAAATCAAGAACCTTGTAGTCAATATCATTGTCCAGTAACAATGCATAATTATTTATTGATATTACTTCTGGTAATTGTTTTAATTGTTTCAATGGTTTCACTTTTGATTTCGATTTTAAAAGGGACGACACTATAACCGTATTACATTGTTGCCCTTCTTGTTCTTGTTGTTGTTCTTCTGTATCTTGTTTTTTTTTTCTAACAATTATTTTTGTCATTTAATTATTTAATTCGCGTACTCGTTCGTTACGTAGTCTATATTATATATGCATATATTTCTATATTGGTTGGTACATTATATTTTACTGAATTACATTGTATCATACGATTATTTACATGCATATAATCAAATCTGGCTAAATACAACAAAAAATAAAAATTATTATATTAATATTTACTTAAATATATAAATAGAATAGATAATACTAATGAAATATCCATTTATTTTATTTTATCGTGATAACGAATATGAATACATCGATTCCATAATCGAGCGGAATTCAAATGACCTTCAATTTACGATGCACGTGATTCATTCAAAAAAACAATTGAATAATTTTTACAAGCAAACTTATCCCATCCTAATTATTTTTGAAAAAAATAACGAAAAATACCAAGATGTTGTCTCTACTTTTGATTCTAGTTTTTCAAATCGAATTATTCGTTTCACCGAATTTACAAACGACTGGGTTGAAAAACTAAACAAACTTGTAAACGAAACTTTCATCGCCATTTGCAGTTTATCTCGTGAAAAAACGAGACCCATTTTTTCTATCTTTACGTCAACGTACAACTCTTTTGATAAAATTATCAGAGCATTCAACAGTTTAAAGTCGCAAACACTGCAAAATTGGGAGTGGGTAATCATGGATGATTCGCCCGATGACAAAAATTTTAAATACTTGACTAGTCAATTGTCACACGACCGTCGAGTGCGATTGTATAAACGTTTTGAAAATAATGGTTACATTGGTAATGTAAAGAACGAAGCGGTTAGCTTGTGTCGAGGAAAATATGTGCTGGAACTGGACCATGATGATGAAATTTTACCATTTGTCTTGCAAGATTCGGCTAAATTATTTGAAGAAAAAGAAGACGTGGGATTCATCTATATGGATTTTATCAATATTTATGAAAATGGCAAAAATTATTGGTACGGGGATGGAATTCTTTGCAAAGGATACGGTTCATACTATTGCCAAAAATATAATAATGCATGGGTATACGTTTACAATACGCCAAATATAAACAACATAACACTCAGCCATTTAGTTTGTTGTCCTAACCACCCACGTATCTGGAGGAAAGATTTGCTTTTAACAATTGGAAATTATTGCGAATACTTGCCAATTTGCGACGATTATGAAATATTGCTTAGAACGGCTGTTCACACAAAAATTGCAAAAATTCATAAAATGGGATACGTTCAATACATGAATGACGGGGACAATAACTTTTCGCTCATTAGAAATGCCGAAATTAATCGAATCGGTCCAAATTACATTAAACAAAAATATTATGATGTTTTTGACATAAATAATGAAATGAAGAAACGAAATGCTCATGAAGATGAAAAGTATACGTACGAACACAGTAACATCTGGAAGCGAAACACAACCACGTATCAACACAAATATTGTAATTTAATAATAAACTCCGACTACAAGAAACAGTATTGCATCGTTGGAATAAACCAGCTGTTTCGAAATATTGAAAAGATAACCGAACTATATCAGGACCCAACAAATGATTTTTTTATTATTGATGGCGCGCAAACTTTAGATTGTTTATGCAGCGAACTTGACAAATGCGGGTTTGGTAGAATGAAATGTTTTGCACTTCACAATGAAAAAGAGGACGTTTTAATCAACTATTTTAAAATGTGTTACTTGTCGTGCGAAAACTATGAAATAATTTAAACACGCGATAGGTTATAGGTGTAGTATGCTATACTTATTCGTAAAATGTTTCTTATTCATTTCAAATCTGTCTTTATGTTCTGTAAAATGACTGTCGTCGTCGTCTATTATTTCATTCAATAACTTGAAACCTTCGTTTCCTCGATTTGTCCAATAACACGCAACCGACAGTTCATCGTTGACATATTTCCCATACACGAAAATATCCACAAATAATCTATATTTTTTTAAGACTTCTTCTACATTTTTATTTTTTGCTTCTTTCAAATACTTATATGCCAGCTCGTTATGCGGCTCCACATTCAAAAACTTCCCCAGCGCATAATATGGTTCGGCTCTATCCGGAAATACTTGAATCGCCTTTTCAAATTGGGTTATTACTCTGTCAACATCATATTTCAAATGAATCATGCAACGTCCTAATCTCATTTGCGACTCAAATACCTCTTCAATCCAGGTATCTTTTAGTTTCGTGTATAAATTATACCATTGGTACGCTTCTTTGAACATTTTTGAATCATAATAACTCTGAGCTGTATAAAAAACCGACCTGCTATTCAACCCATATGGGTCTTCATACAATGTTTCATAAAACTGGTCCTTTAATTTTAAAGCATCGTTCAAATACTTATTCGGGTCTAACTTTCTAGCACCCCTTTCTTCTGCATCAACGTACAACTCGTCTTGATTTACAAAAATATTCGATTCTACAACATTGTTTTTATTCAAACACACAATTATATTGTGTGCTACACCTGCGTATGCCCATTTTAATGAATTTTTATACAAACTAGTTGATTTCCAATTTGAAAACCCTCTTTTGTATGTGAAATAAAACATGTCACTATCATCATGAGTTATTAATTCTTTTTTAAAATCGCCTATTAAATAATCATCTGCGTCCAAGTGCAACACATAATCGGTTTTTTGATAAGCTCTTTCAAACATGAGTGTCTTGTTTTTATCAAAACTTATCCACTCATCTACAAATAATTCACCAGGTATATTCTTCTCTTTGAAGAAATTTGTTACAATGTCACACGTTTTATCTGTTGAACCCGTATCACAAACAACCCAATAGTCAATGTACTTGTACACAGACTCCAATGTTTGTTGAATGCAATGTTCTTCATTTTTACACATTGTAATAAAACACAGCGTTGGAATTGCGTTTGCTGTTGCGTTTATTTTTTTTTCAATAGATTTTGGCGGACTTGTCATGTTTGGCACACTCGTATCCATAATATCCACCTGTGCCACATTCATACTTTTTTTCAAAGAATTCGGAATAATAAAATCCATATTTTATATTTTATATATTTATAGTTGTTATATCATCTAATATCTTTTTTACAATTAATAATTTAGTATTTAAAAACAATTATTTATACTAAATAAATGTTTTTAATAGTAGGGTGTGGACTTAGCGGTGCAACTATTGCCGAAAGAATTGCCAATGTTTTAAATAAAAAAGTATTGATCATTGATAAAAGGGACCACATTGGAGGAAACTGTTATGACTATAAAGATGAAGAAACCAATATTTTAATGTGTAAATATGGGGCTCATATATTCAGAACCAATAACGACAATGTATGGAAATATATAAACACATTTTCAGAATGGATTCGTTGGGAACACGCAGTTTTGTCGTATGTTGACAATAAATTTGTTCCAGTCCCTGTAAATATTACCACGGTCAATGTTTTATGCAATGAAACACTGCAAACCACCGATGAAATGAATGAGTGGTTGAAAATTAACCAAGTTCACTATGACAGTATTAATAATAGCGAAGAAATGTGCAAGTCTAGAGTTGGTAACGTTCTTTATAATAAAATGTTTTCAAATTATACATATAAACAATGGAATAAATACCCTAGCGAATTAGATTCTTCCGTTCTTGCAAATATACCAATAAGAAACTCATTTGATACAAGATATTTTGACCACAAGTACCAAGTGTTACCGAAGCACGGATACACTGCATTCGTTGAAAAAATGCTCGAAAATCCAAATATTACTGTTAAACTAAATTGTGATTTTGACCTTTTAAAACAAAATAACAATAATGATTTATCAATGTTTGAAAAAATTATTTTTACAGGACCAATTGATGAATATTTTCATAATGTCGGGCTAAATAAACTGGAATATAGAAGCTTGAATTTTGAAATCAAAAAATATAAAAATATGAACTATTATCAACCTGCTTCCGTTGTCAACTACCCGGAATTGAACGTCCCATTCACCCGAATCGTTGAATATAAACACTTTTTAAATCAAACCTCCAAAGATACCGTTATTGTTGTTGAAACTTCAACTGACAAAGGTGAACCATATTATCCTGTTCCAAGTAAACCAAATTTGTCATTGTATGAAAAATATAAAAAATTAGCACTTGTTGAAGAAACATCTAAAAATGTATTTTTTGTTGGCAGGTTGGCAAACTATAAATATTTCAACATGGATGAAACCATTCGCAATGCGCTTGATTTTTTTGAAACCAAGTTAGTTGGCTGATTTTTTAGTAATCATTTTTTTTACATTTTTATTTAACAATTTAACAAATATAAAATTTAGTTAATATTATCTGGATGATTCCAAGTGCGCATACATTTAATAAAGTTAATATGATATTAAGATACATAATTCCGAGACTTGTAACATTGTCTCGTTCTGAAAGGTTGCATTTACCCCCATTTAAGCATTTCATATTTAAAAATAAATAATAAAAAGTAATAAATACCTGCACAAGCGCCAACATGGCTGATATGGATGAAAATGTTGTAAATTCAGACGATGTTACATTTTGAGATGTTGTTATTGTTTGATAAATCAGTACTCCAACTATTATGCAAATAAGAATCAACTGAACTAAACTTGGTAAAACTGCCCCATTGAAAAATGATTTTTCGCTTCCTGTGCTGTAATAATATTTTAATACCATCATCATTGAACCAAATAATGAGAGACCAACTAAACCCAATCCTATTAATGATGCTTCATATGACGATATTGCAAATTTAATTACTAAACCAATTATTGATATTACTGCACATATTTTGATTGTATATGATATATTTCCCATAACTGATTGTGAACTTATTTGAGGAATCTTCTCATTCATTAGTTATCAAATATTAATTATAAATAATATTATTTGTTTATCTTATCTTATATATTGTTAATAAATAAATAATATTTAATGTAAATACAATCATTTTTATTATGATTCAACATAATTTAATAAATTTGCTAAATTACATATTTATTTAGAGGTATTGTTTTATAAAAATTATTTTTAATATACCTTCAACAAAATATTTTATATATTAAATTTTGTATTTATGATTTTTAATCTATAAAATAAAATAAATAATAAATATAATATAACATTAATTTATTATTTATTTTATTTGTTATTTATTGATTTGAATGTCGTCATATAGTAATAATTATAAATATGTAGACTGTTGTGGTTGTGAAGAAAGTTTTACATCATCAGGTTCAGGTGCACAAGGTGCCACAGGTGCACAAGGTGCTCAAGGTGCTACTGGTGCAGCAGGGTCAGGTGCCACAGGTGCCACAGGTGCACAGGGTGCTACAGGCACTCAAGGTGCTACTGGTGCACAGGGTGCTACAGGCGCTCAGGGACCACCAGGTTCATCAACAACAGGAAATCCAGGACCAACAGGTCCTACTGGCGCACAAGGCGCTCAAGGTGCTACTGGTGCCACAGGCGCACAAGGCGCTCAAGGTGCTGGTGCTACTGGTGCCACAGGCGCACAAGGCGCTCAAGGTGCTACTGGTGCCACAGGCGCTCAAGGTGCCACAGGCGCACAAGGCGCTCAAGGTGCTACTGGTGCTACTGGTGCCACAGGCGCACAAGGTGCTACTGGTGCTACTGGTGCCACAGGCGCACAAGGCGCTCAAGGTGCTGGTGCTACTGGTGCCACAGGCGCACAAGGTGCTCAAGGTGCTACTGGTGCCACAGGCGCTCAAGGTGCCACAGGCGCACAAGGCGCTCAAGGTGCTACTGGTGCCACAGGCGCACAAGGTGCTCAAGGTGCTACTGGTGCCACAGGCGCACAAGGCGCTCAAGGTGCTGGTGCTACTGGTGCCACAGGCGCACAAGGT